CTGGACCTGTCGTCGAACCTGTACAACAACAACAACAACAACAACAACAACAACACACGACCCCGGGGCCAGGGAGGCTTCGGGTCGACAGGAAGGAACTGACGCATGAGCATCACCGTCTACTCCAAGCCGCGCTGCCAGCAGTGCGCCGCCACTGAGCGCAAGCTCGACGCGCTGGCCATCGACCATGCGGCTGTCGATGTCACCGAGGACATCGCCGCCCTGGACTACATCAGGGGGCTCGGATACCAACAGGCCCCTGTCGTCGTGGTCCGCGACAGCACCGGCGCCGTCATCGACCACTGGTCCGGGTTCCGGCCCGACCGCATCAAGAAGGCGGTGGGACGATGAGCCCGATCACCGACCCTGTGAAGCTGGAGGAGGCACGCGCCCGCATGGCCCGCGCACGGGCGGCGCGGGTGAACGCCATCGAGGACCCGACTATCAACCGCAGGCTGGACACCGTCCGCAAGCTGGTGCTCCAGCAGTTCAAGGACGCGGCCCTGTCGCCGCGCGAGGACGGCGACAAGTTGGGGTTCTCGTCGGCGACGTACCTCTACAACAAGCTCCGCAAGGGGAGCTTGAACCTGGGGGACATGATCGTGCTGGGCGACTACCTGCCCGTCGACTGGACGGCTGTTCTCAAGGCTGTGCGCCAGCCGAAGGAGGTCCTGCGGCCAGTGGACGACATCCCCCAGCCCATTCACACAACGCCGCAGCCCCAGGACACCAGCGCTGACCCGTTCGCATCCTATTTCACGGAGGTGGACTGATGATCATTGCTGTTGTTCTCGCTATTGTGTCGGAGGCGGCGCTCGGCGTCTCGGTCTGGGGGTTCATCGCGTCGCTCCAACAAGGATCATGGCAGTGCGCCATCGCCGCTGTGTGCGCCTTTGTCGCCGCTGACCTCATGCTGTTCCTGTCGTACTACTTCGTGTATGGGGCTGGTATGGCCGCTCAGCGCGAGAAGATGTGGGATAAGGCCGTGAATAGGCGTGTGCTCACGTTGAAGCCGGGACAGTCGATGGCGTTCAGGCTCGTACCAGGGGAGGACAGCTATGTCACGGTGCGCCCTGAGCCGGACCAGTGGGCCACGACGCGGATCGACCCTGTTCACGAGGGGATGCGGACTAATGGTCACGGATGACCGCAAGAGGGCCCTGCGAGCGGTTTATGAAGCGCTCGACGTACTGGACCTGTTGTGGGATGTGGTGCCCGTGGACGACGGCTCCGATGCGGAGCTGAATCATGTGATCGCAGGGCCGGTCCTGGCGGCGGAACATCACCTGTGGGATGCACGGTTCCAGCTCAAGCACCTCATCAACGAGGAACAGGAGGAGGCATGATCCCCGCACTGTCCACGGTGCTGACGGCCCTGTCGGCTGCTGCTGCTGTGGGCTGGGGGGCTGGCGACGGGCAACATCCTGGTGCTGGCCCCCGGCCTCGTGGCCCTGGTGTGCGCGCTGCCGTTGCAAGGTCTGTCGTACCAGGTGTACGGGGAGGGGCGTGTAATAGGATGGCGAACAGCCCAAGAGGTACTTTGGCACAACCCGTACACCAACGAATGAGAGGAGCAATGATGAGCAAGGATATCGAGAAGGCGAGGGCCTGGCTGTCGAGGCCGGAGGCGCAGATCGGCACAGGGGGCCGCAAGGAGATCGCGCAGCTCGTCGAAGAGGAGCTGTGGCTCCTGGTCCCCGACTACGGGCGGATCGTCGCCCTGTGCGCCAGGAGGGCCCTGCGCGAGGATGAGATGATGCACGGACCCACCCGCGTTGAGCTGTCCGATAGGGGCTGCAAGGGCGCGCTGACGGTGAAGACCGCTGACGTCTTGAGCCTCAAGGCATACTACACCGACCAACTGTTCGCGATGGCGGAGGAGGGGACGGCTGATGATGCACTCGACGACAAGGTGTCGGAGTTCTTCGAGAGGCCAACAGCCACGAACCTGGCGGATGTGATCGCGCTGGCTCTTGCGCTGTGCGGCTGAGGAAGAAGAAGAATGACGAAGCTCTATGAATGCCGGGGCGCTGACCGAACGCTGCTCACCACGAACCGCCAATGGTCCAGGTTGGATTGCTGGCAGGAGGTTGTCGAGCACGATGTCGAGCCCACGATCCGGCTTCTCACCGACAAGGACGACCTTGACGCATTGTCTGACGCAGTGGGAACTGGGTACGACTTCGTTGAAGAGGACACACCGTTCGTGCTCGCCTGGCTGGCCAAGGAACGGCCCAAGGCCGCGTCCGCCCTTGCGATGGACCGCTGCGACTACCACGACATGATGGCCCGACTCTGGTACGGCGTCCACGTGGATTCCAAGGAGTCGAAGTGAAGGTCTATCTGTGCGAGGACAAGCGGGGTAGGTTCATCACTGCTGATCGGCAGCTCATACACTGGGATCACGTGCTCTTGGTGTCGTATGAGTACGATGACCCAGGTGAGCTGGAAGCCATCGAGTGGGTTTACTACGTGCTAGAAGACATGGGCGTGGAGATGTCGTGGATTCCATTGCGCATGGCACTGATGTGGCTCGTGGACAACTACCCCGAGGCAGCCAGGCAGCCGTTCAGGGAAATCCGCAGGAAGTTCTACGAGCCCATCCTCAAGTGCGAGGCGGCGTTGAGCAAGTCCGCTGCTGATAGAATTGACCAAGGAGGTATTTGAATGGATTGGCATAATCTGATCGCAGATTACAACCTGTGGATCGACAACTACGACAGCGGGCGCACAACACTCGACCGCATCATCATCCACCACAATGCCGGTGTGGCGCTATCGCACGGCGCCGTTTACTCGGCGTTCTCCGCCAACGGAACCAGTGCCCACTACAACGTGGACGTGTACGGCACTATTTGCCAGTACGTGCACGACGCCGACACCGCGTGGCACTGCCCTGGAGTGAACTCCAGGTCGATTGGGATCGAGCACGCGAACGACGGCGGGGCGGATTCGGGCTGGAACGTGGGAGAGGCGACCATCGACGCGGGCGCCCATCTGACAGCCGCCCTGTGCCGGGCCTATGGGCTCGGGCGCCCCGAGTGGCGTGTGAACGTGTTCCCCCACTCCGACTTCTACTCCACCGCGTGCCCCGCGTCTCTGCGGGACACCTACGCGGGCGAGTACATCTCCCGGGCACAGCAGTACTACGACGACCTGGACTTGTCTATCCTCAACAAGGAGGGCTGGGTGGCTCAGGACGGCGGCTGGTGGTACCGGTACGCCGATGGATCATGGGCCACTGGCTGGTTCGTCGTCGACGAGCGGTGGTACTACGCCGGCTCTAAAGGTTGGCTCCTGGCGGGGTGGCAGCGCATCGACGGGAACTGGTACTTCCTGCACGATGAGCATGACTCGCGCTATGGGCAGATGGAGACCGGCTGGGTCGAGGTCGGCGGGAAGTGGTTCTACCTGGACGACAAGGGCCGCATGCAGACCGGATGGCTGCCGTACAAGGGCAAGTGGTACTACCTGGAGGACAACGGCGCCATGCGCACCGGCTGGCTGTCGTACAAGGGAGACGACTACTTCCTGGCCGAGTCCGGCGCGATGGCTGTCGGCATCGTCCAGACCCGTTTCGACGGCGCCTGCTCGGCGTTCGGCGAGGATGGTAAGCTGCTGATCGGCAAGCTCACCATCGAGCAGGGCGCGGACGGCGTTCTCAAGCTTGTCTCTTTCGAGAAGGAGGACCGATGAACAACGATTCCACGGCTGAGCCGGTGGCGGACGGGTACTGGGGCACCAGGACGACTTGGATGCTCCAGGGCATCCTTGGGGCCATGATGGGCGACGGTGGTGAGATCGTCTCTCAGCCGGTGTCGAACCGCAAGTTCCTTGGGGCCTGTACAAAGGGTTGGGAGTTCGTGGACGACGACAAGGCCGTTGGCTCCTACGCCATCGCAATGCTCCAGAACAGGATCGGCGTTTTCGACGATGGGATTATGGGGCCTGTGACCATCAAGGCGCTGGAGGAGTGGTACGGTGTCGACGGGGGTGGGAAACTCGACGCCCCGTCCCCGGTTGTCGAAGCCATGCAACGAGCACTACAACGAGGAGAGTTCTGATGTATAAGCAGAAGTACGCACTCACGACCGATCGAACGAAGTGGGCGGCCTTCACCCCGGAGCGCCGTAAGGCGGTTTACGGGGTTATGACGGCGCTCCTCACGCTGGGCTTCGCCTACGGCGCATGGTCCGCTGAGACGGCTGACCAGTGGGCCAAGGTGATCGACTTGTTCCTCGGGGCCGTCGCCACGTTCCTGGCGACGATCCACACCGGCGGTACCTACGAGGCCCCCGTCTACGGCGACAAGGACGAGTGACGGCGGGCGGCCCCCTTCCCTGGAGATAGGCGGAGGGGGCCGTTCGTATATACTGGCGCTATGAAGAAGCTGTTCAAGACTATGCGGGAACCACGTTCCGTGACCGCCGTGATGGTCGTGGTGTACACACTTATCGCCGTGTCCGGCGCCCTGTTCCTCCTCAATGCTGGGAACATTCCCTGGGTCGTAGTAGCCGCAGGGGCACTGATGCTGGTGTCGGGGGTGCTGGGGGCGCCGTCGGCGTGGCTCGGCAGCTGGTGGCTGGAGGGGCCCGCAGCCCTGTTCGCGGTGGTGGGAATGCTGTTGATCTCCTGCGACGAGCTGTTCCTCGCGACAGGCCATGTCAATTGGCCCGTCCATGTTATCCTTTTGTCGGTAATCATCGGGCTGTTCTTCCTGGGTAGAGCACTGCGGGTGTGGCCCTACTCGTACAGGCCGGGCGTGCTGCCCAAGACCGAGCTGGAGAAGGCCCAGGAGAAGTTCGCCAAGACCCGCAGGGAGTACTTGGCGGCGATCAACGACTAGGAGCACAGGTGGACACGGCTATTGTGGGTTTGGTGTGCTCGATCGCCACACTCGTCATCAAGGCGCTTGTCGATCTGTGCGTCGAGAGGTATAGGGCCGCGAAGGCCGAGCGGGACGCACGCGAGGACATTGAGGACGATCTGAGGGCCCGGGTGTTCCTGTGGAAGGAGCACGCATACGCGGTGAGGATCGCCGCTATCAGCGCTGGTGTCGATGTCGGAAACCTGCCACCGTTGCCCAAGGAGGGATGATTATGGAGAGCGTGCTCATGTTCTTGTTCGGACTGGTAGTCGGCTACGCCGCCGCGTATGTTTGGATGGATTACAAGTTCTCGAAGGCTATCGAGGGGGTGCTCGATGTCATTGCTGAACAGCGCGAAGGAGCTCTTGACGAGTGACGACCCGGGCATCAAGGGCAGGCGCGAGGCGGCCCTGTCGATGCTCAAGCGCGGCGTGGACCGCGAGCGCATCATCGACAAGGTCCACTTCACCTCCGAAGAGCTGTTCCTGATCGAGCAGGCGTACTACGACGACCGCCAGGAGCTGTCGCCCCGCAACATGAGGATCAAACAGATCGACCGGCTGGACGCGCTGGTCGATCTCGCGTACTCGCAGATCGAGTCGTTCGGCCTGGCCGACGCCAAAGGCAACTGGGGGCAGAACCTCCAGGCGCTCCTGGCCGTGCTCAAGGAGATCAGCGAGGTCGCCAACCTCAAGCGCCAGACGATGGTGCACGAGGTGCGCGTCATCGAGGAGAAGCAAGTCAGCGTCATGGTGTCGTACACCAACCAAGTGCTTGAGGAGTTCACGGCGCTGCTCTACCCGCATCTGGCGCCGAAGGCGAAGAGAATGCTGGAGACGAACAAGGCGGATTGGTTCGCCCAGGCTGTGTCGAAGCCCGCTGCGCTGTTGGAGGCTACCATCGAGACGGAGGGTGATGACTGATGCTGCCCTTCGGAGCCCTCGCCAAGAGGTTTACGGACGCCCAGCGCCTTGAGATGTGGCGCAACAACCCCGCGAAGTGGGCTGAGGACCACGGCCTGTTCATGTGGTCGAAACAGCGCGAGGTCTCTCAGTCGGTCGTTGAGAATCAGAAGACGCTCGTGGTCACCGGGAACGGGGTCGGAAAAGCGACGCGGGTCACAGAAAAGCTGCCCACTCCTGATGGCTGGACGACGATGGGAGCTGTCGAAGTCGGCGATTATGTGCTCGACGAGCAGGGTCTTCCCACGCAGGTAACTGGGAAGTCCCCCGTCTGGGACTTGCCGCTCTACAGGGTTGTGTTCGACGACGGCGCGGTTGTCGAGTGCCCGGCCCAGCACGAGTGGGCGACGCTCACCCGTGCGCACAAGCGCGCTTCCGAGGCTGCGGGCGGCGACGTGTGGGACTTCGCGAACGTCTATGAAACATCACAGATCATGAGGGACCTCGACAGGGGCATCGAGCACTGGGTGCCGTGCTGTGGTCCAATTGGTTTCGTCTGGGATGATGTGGCGGCTGTCGTCGAGGAGGAGGGCCGGACTACTGCGAGCGGCCTGTCACATGTGGAGTTCCTGGACGCCGATGACGCCTCGGAGTTCGAGCAAATGGCTGTGCGGGCCGGGCTCAAGCCCAAGCCGGCTTTCATCGAGGGCTGGTGGCACGTCGCGTTCGAGCTCAACCCCGAGCACTGGCCTATGCGCCGTATCGTTCGTGTCGAACCTGGTGGGCACGGCGATGTGCAGTGCATCGAGGTCTCGTCCCCCAGGCACCTGTACCTCGTCGGCGAGCACTACATCCCGACCCACAACAGCCGCTTGTCGGCGACCCTCGTCAACTGGTGGGTGGACACGCACCCCGTGGACGACACGACCGTGGTCACGACGGCGACGAACTGGAAACAGGTCAGGAACGTGTTGTGGAAGGAGATTCCCCGCGTCAAGTCCGATGCGGGTGTCGGCGGCAAGGTGAACGCGGACGCGACATGGAAGATCGGCGACCGCCAGGACCCTATTGCGTTCGGCATGAAGCCCGACGACAAGGATGAGTCTGGGTTCCAGGGCGTCCACGACCAGTACGTGCTCGTCATCATGGACGAGGCGGGCGGCATCTCGAAGGAGATTTTCACAGCGGCGGATGCGATCACGACGAACAAATACGCGCGCATCCTGGCCATCGCCAACCCGAACGACCCCAGCTGCTACATGGCCGAGGTCTACAACCGGGAGATGAAGCTCAAGCCCGAGGACCGGTCGTGGAACATCATCCAATTCGGCGCCTACGACACGCCGAACTTCACGGGCGAGGTCGTGCCCGTCGAGGTGGCGACGCGGCTCGTGCAGAAGGACTGGGTCGAGGCCCGCAAGCGCGAGTGGGGCGAGGACGACCCCCGCTTCGTGGCGCGTGTGCTCGGCCAGTTCCCCGCGATCTCGGACGATGGCCTGTTCAACATGGGGCGCGTCATGCAGTCGATGGAAGCTTACGAGACCTCGGAGCCCGACGAGGGAATGCCGATCACCATCGGCGTGGACGTGGCCCGCTACGGGTCCGACAGCTCCGTGGTGGTGTCGAACCAGGGCGGGTACATCAAGATACTCGGACGTTACCAGGGGATGAACGGGCCCGAGCTGGCCCGTAAGGTCGGCGAGCTGGCCACGGCTGCTGGAGCGTCCGAGGTGCGTATCGACGGCATCGGTGTCGGTGTGTCAGTGCTGGACCACATCGAGAACCACCTTCCGCCGGATATCGCGGTCATCGCCATCCACGGGAACTCGAAGTCAGCGGACAGCACCCAGTGGTACAACTACCGCGCGGCCATGTACTGCCAGTTCGCCAAGGCCGTCGCAGATGGCCGTGTGTACTTGCCCGACGACGACGAGCTCCACAACGAGATCGCCTCGATCAAGTACGAGTACCGGGGCAGTGCCATCCTGATCGAGTCGAAGGAGAACATGCGCAAGCGCAAGGTGAAGTCGCCTGACACGCTCGACGCGGTGATCTACGCTTACCAGGACATCAACGCCCTGACCAATGGTGTCGAGGACGGCGCGTACTTGAGCCCGGATGATCTTCTGTCTGTTGACGACGAGGACGATCTTCTGTTCGAGGCTGAGTTGTCGGTTTTCCTCGCGTGATAGGATTTTCTTATGAGGTACAAGGCTAAACTGCAAGAGGCCATGGGGGTGTTCTCGGCTTCTCTGGCGCGTTTGCGGCGCGAGGACATCGGGTGGTCGCCGCTGTCCGCTCTTGGTGTCGATGACAACGCGCTGACGCTCGACGCTATCCGGGACCACGCGGCCAGGGCGCGGAGGCTGGCGACGCTGAATCCGATTGTGAAGCGCGGTCTCGTCGTGCGCAACGCCTACATGTGGGCGGACCCTGTTGTGTACAAGGGCGAGACCCCTGCTGTTCGCCGTGTGATCGACGAGAACGCGAAGGCGTGCTTCAGCGTGCAGGCACGGGTGCGCGACGAGCAGGCGTTCAACACGGACGGGTGCGTGATCTACCTCGTCGACAAGGCGACGAAGACGGCGACGCCGGTTCCGTTGAAGCGTCTCGGCGGTGTGGCCACGGACGACACGACCGGGGATGTCGTAGCCCTGCTGGTCAATCCGTTCACCAATGGGGACCCTGAGTGGGTGATGCTGTGGGACCGCGCTGGCGTGAAGATCGACAACACGGACTACAAGGTTAGCAAACGCCTGACGGCTGTGTACGCGACGGTGAACCGGCTGATGTCGGAGCAGTACGGTAAGCCCGACTTGATCGGCGCTATCCACTACGCGCAGGTGTACAAGGAGCACCTGGAGGTCGCCCATCTCATGGAGAAGTCCCTGGCCCGTCTCGCCTTCAAGGCGACAAGCGTCAACGCGCGCCAACAGGAGGCCGTGCAGCAGCGGATGCGCGGCATGGGTGTCGGTGGCACGGCGAACATCGGCGCCGGGCAGGACATTCAGGCGATCAACAAGGCGGGCGCCGGGATCGACTTCTCGGCTGGCACTCCGCTCGCGGCGATGGTGTCGGCGGCCCTCGACATCCCCTTGTCAGTGCTGTTGACGGACGGCTCTGCTGGCGGGCGCCAGGGCGCGGAGACGGCGTTGGAGGACCCGACGTTCAAGGCCCTGGAGCTGCGGCGCCAGTTGCACATCGACATGTTGAACGAGGTGGCGGCGGCGCTCGGCATCAAGGTGCAGATCGAGTACGGGTCGATCAACAACGACCAGACGCACCGCAGGATTCAGTCGCTCACGCTGGCGTTCCAGTCCGGAGCCCTCCATCAAGTGGAGATGAGGTCGGGTGTGCTCCAGCTCCTCAAGATCGCTGGTTCGCTGCCACTCGACGATCTCCCTTCCCTTCCTTCGGAGGATGACTCGACGACAATTAAGAGCGATGACGATAAGGAAGACGGGCGCGCGACAGGTGTCGGCCCAATGAGTGACGGCACGAACGACAATAGAGATAGGAGCACTGATGCCTGAGCACAAGCTGTACAAGCTGCACGAATCGACCAGCGGTGAGGGCACTGAATCCCTCGGTGAGGGCAAGTACCGCATCCGCATCATCACGCCTGGCAAGGGTTCGAGCGGCATCTACCTGGCTGAGAACCTGGCTGAGTCCGCCTACCTGTTCAAGGCGGGTACGGAGATGTTCATCGACCACCCTACTGAGTCCGAGGAGTGGGAGCGGCCCGAGCGGTCGATACGCGATTACGCGGGGGTGTTCCTGGAGGACGCCACTGTCGGAGAGGACGGTGCGCTGTACACGGTGTGCAAGGTGTTCTCCGGGGTTAACGAGCTCATAAAGGACAAATGGGAGCATATTGGTGTTTCCATCAACGCCTGGTGCGATGAGCCAATTAGTGAGACCGGTGTCGTGCCGGTATTCGCCGGTGTCCGCAGCGTTGATTTCGTGACTGCCCCTGGTGCCGGGGGCGGTATTGTCGATCTGCTAGAATCGAACCGTAATGGAACTCTACAAAAAGAGGAGGAGAGCATGGATATCGAGTCCAAGCTTTCTGCCCTTGAGGACAAGCTCGGCTCTGTCCTTGAGGCAATCGGCAAGGTGGTCGAGGCGACGACCGTCAAAGAGGCCGAAGAGGAGCCCGCACCGGCTGTCGATGTCGATGCTGTCCTGGAAGCCGGTAAGAAGCTGGCCGAGTCCGGCCTGCCCGATGCCGCTGTTACTCGCGTGCGTGAGTCCGTGAAGGCTGGCAAGGACATCGACGAGGCCATTGAGGCCGAGCGCGCGTACATCAAGGAGGCGACCGCGAAGTCCGCTTCGCCCCATGTCGAGGAAGGCACCGGTGCTTCCCTCAAGGAGTCCTACAAGAAGATCGGATGGGCCTGATATGACGATCAACGAGTTCAAGGTTCCGGTTGTCAGCGATAACCAGATTTTCGAGTACAGCGACACCCTGTCGCTGGCGATCAACGACAACCAGGCCCACCTTAACCCCGGTGATCCTGTCGTTGTCAACAAGGCCAATGGCATCGCTGGCATCCTCCAGTCGAAGGTGGCGCCCAAGACCGCGCAGGCATACGACGGACTGAATGCCATTGTCCAGAAGCCGACTTATGGCCTCAACGGCCCGGGTCACGCTTCCGTGCGAGTGAAGGGCGGCGTGTTCGAGCTGGCCGTCAACATCAAGCAGGCCGAGGACGGGCATGTCGGCGATCCTGTCTACCTCAAGGCCGCTACAGGTGCTGGCGTGAAGCCCGAGCTGTCGCTCGACAAGACCGGCGCAGATGTCGTGATCGGTTGGCTCAAGGAGTCTGCTGGAAGCACCAACCCCACTGGCGAGAACATCAAGTGCCAGGTGGTTCTGGCCCCTGCCAAGATCGCCTGATAGGAGAGACACATGCGATTCAAGAACCAGGAAGAGTTCAACGTCTGCCTCAAGGAGGCACTGGCGGGCAACCGCATCGACCAGGCCCGGCTCAAGGAGGCGATCACCTCCGACCAGCTGGCCCCCATGTTCGTCTCAGCCGCGAATGTGCGGTTCGAGGAGGTCTACAAGGGGTCCGAGGCGATCTGGAGCAAGATCGCCCAGAAGGAGCTCCTGAACGACTTCCGCCCGGCGGCCTACCTGTCCCTGGAGTCGGACATCGCCAACGCCCCTCGCGACAATGGGGGCTTCAAGCCGGTCGAGGGCACGCTGCCCCGCGTGCCCGAGCTGACGCCGTACCCGACGATGAAGTACACGGCCAATGGCCGCTTCGTCGAGACGGGCAAGCACGGTGCCCGCGTCCAGTTCTCTTTCGAGGCGTTCGTGAACGATGACTGGGGTGTTATCGAACGCTTCCCCGCTGATGCGGGCGAGCTGGCCGCCCGTACGGAGGACCTGCTGGTCCTGCTCCAGCTGTTCAACCCGGCTGCGAAGGGCCTGCGCACCGACGTGTTCTCCTCGGAGAATGGGACCCTGCTCGACCTGTCGGGTGTTCCCGCTGAGATCAAGGGCGAGGCGACCGGTGCTGCCGGTGCCGTGCCCCTGTCGCTGGGCGCCATCGCGGCGGCCCGCTACCAGGCGCTGAATACTGTCCACAATGGACGGTACGTGACGGTGCCGAATGGCTTCGTCCTTCTCGCGGCCCCTGGCCTGGCCGAGGTGGCGAAGGACTTCACCAGGATCACCGAGGTGCGGCGCACGGTCGGCGAGGAGACGTACATCACGGCTAACCCGATCAAGGATATCGAGGTCGTCTCGTCCGATCTCGTCGGCCTGGTCGGTGGCGACAAGGCGTGGGTGCTGCTGCCCAAGGGCGGTAGGACCAGTGCGAAGACCACGCTCGTCAAGACGGGGCTGCGCGGGCGCGAGACCCCTGAGCTGCGCGTCCACAACGCGACCGGCCAGCTGCTCGGGGGCGGCTCCGTGGATTACCGCGAGGGGTCGTTCGACAACGACGACGCCGAGATTCGCATTCGCCAGATTGCGGGCGCTGGCATCGTCAACTATGATGGGATCGTTGGGTCCAACGGGGCCTGATAAATCTTCCCCGCATCGCGGAGAGCCCACAGCTTGGCTAATCCCCGGGCTGTGGGCTTTCTGCATGCGCTAGAATATGGTCATGATCGATTACACCTCTCCTGTTGGACAAGTCAGGGTGCTCATTCCTGATCTACGCAAGCTTGAGGACCTGCGGGACCTGCGCAAGGAGGCGCGCTACCTTTTCACCGACAAGGAGATCGGCGCGTTCCTCGCGGTCAACAACGGGAACGTGAAGCTGGCCGCTGCTGATGCCTGTGACGCCATTGGCACGGACAGGGCGTTGCAGCTGCTCGTCCTCAAGACGGACGACAAGCAGACGGACGGGGCGAAGCTGCTGTCGGCGTTCGTGGCACGGGCCAGGCAGTTGAGGACGCAAGCGAAAGAAGACGCGGAGTCGTCCTTGGCGTTCGATGTCGTGTACCCGTCGTTCGAGCCAAGGGACTGGGCGGTGAACTTCTGATGGGGTTGTCGATCGATCCGAACATCCACCCATTGTTCATGGACGCGGCCTACTACCCGTTGCAGTTGCTGTCGAACTCACGGGTTGCGGTGTACAAGACGCCCGATGTCGTTGAGCACGACTGGGACCCTGATGGCGGCCTGTCGTCCAAGCCCAACAAACCGATCTGGCGGGGTTGGGCGAATGTCACTGGCAACATCGACTGGCGCGCCCGCAACCGCGAGTGGGCCGGTGAGGTGACGGGTGTGCACGCCTACCGTGTGCAGCTCATGCACATCGACAAGAACGAGATGGTGGCGCAGGACATGTGGGGCGACCCTGCCCTGCGGGTGTCGTTCGCCGAGGGGATGCGGGTGCAGATCATCGACATGCCAACCGACCAGAGGGCCGAGGGCTTGAAGCTGGTGGTGCGCAACTCGATGACGGATTCACTGTTCTGGCAGCCGACCCTGCTGTGCGACATCGAGACGGGGGACACCGATGGCACGCACTAAGAAGACAGTTCGTTTCGATGGGCGTGTCGCTGGTATCAAGGTCACTGTCGAGTCCGACAGGTACGGCGCCGCCGAGCGGGCGAAGAGGAAGATCATCGACGCCGCGTGGAAGAAGGTGGAGGCGGCGGCCAGGGCTGCTGCTGTAGCTTCGACGGAGTACGGACGCGCACTGATCGGGACCGACCCACGCCGTGTCGATACGGGCTACATGCAGGATACGTTCAGTGTCGATACCTCCAAGGGCGGGAAGACTGTACAGATAGGCTGGCACAAGTGGGAGCGCGATAAGCCGTACTATGTGTGGCAGGAGAACGGGACACGCTCGCAGTTCAAGCCCGGGTACTTGCGCTCCGGCCTGCGCAGTAAACAGCACAAGAAGTACGGATTGGGTATCAGGCCAGCGAAGTATCTTCCGCGTGTGACCAAAGTGTTCCGCGAGGAGTTCTACGGGAGGCTCAAATGATGGACAGGACTCTTGAGTTCGACAAGGCGTGTCTTGCTGTTCTCAGATCGATCAGGGATATCGAGGTATTCGAGTCATTCGCGCGTGATGTGAAGAGACCCTTGTACATCGTCTACCACGGTGGCGCTGAGATCAGCCGGTCGCTTCCGGCGTACAGGTCGATGTGCGGGAGGCGCGGCGACGTGTACGAGCACCCGTTCCACATCGGCGTCTACGCCGACAACAAGGTGATGCTCGACAAGCTGGTGTCGGTGGTCAAGGACAAGCTCATCGGCATGGTGCTCATCGAGGGCGCCGGTGATATCAACATCTTCGCGTCGGAGGGCTCAACTGCTGATTTCGATTCGACACTGCGCCCGACGGTGTACCAGAGGCTTATGAGTTTCTACGTCAACTTGGATAGAGGAGAATGACATGAGAGTCCGCAACATCCACACAGGCATCATATGTGACAAGACAGAGGACGAGCTGTCGGTGCTGCCTCCGATGTACGAGCCGGTGGATTCCAGCACCCCGCTCACACAGCCGAAGTGCTGTGGTGCGGATGATACCATTGAGAACGAAGACGATCACGACTTCCTGGAGGAGGAAGACAATGCCTAAGATGATCCCCCCGAACGTGGCGGTCTACTGGGTGCCCATCGACGCTGTCGCGACTACCGACGACCTGTTCAAGTCCACCACGTACACTGGTGGGAGCGCTAAGGCGGTCAACATCTCGTGCGCCATAGTCACGGGTATGACTCTCGGCGCCACAGAGTCGGATACGGACGATTCGCGTTCCATCTGTGATTCGGGGAATGCGAAGACCCCCACCATTGCCAACTACGAGGCATCTCTGACGTTCTTCCGCGAGGCCATCGCCTCCGGGCAGAAGGCCGCTGGCAACACCTCGGTGTACGACAAGGCGTTCCAGCTCTTCAAGAAGGGCACTCAGGCGGGCCTTGTCGAGGGCTATCTCGTTATGCGTGTCGGCTTCCGACAGGAAGTGGCGATGGAGAAGGACATGGAGATTTCTGTGTTCAAGGTCGTCGCCGACAACCCGAAGGACGAGATCGGCGACGGCAACGCCCCCATTCAGTTCACCGTCCCCTTCCTGCCCCAGGGGACAATGATCCTCAACAGCGCCGTCACCGTGTGACGGTCCTCTGATAGAATGCCCTCGTGCCTCCGGTGCGGGGGCATTCGCCTATCTGAGAGGAGAACACAATGGCTTTCAACCTGTCGCAGATCATCTCTGACATCCGAGTGGCCACCAAGAAGGTGGACATCCCCCTCAACATGGAGAACGCCTCGCGCTTCTTGGAGCTCGTCGAGGCTGCCAAGACCGCGACGATGGCCGAGGCCGATACGGTCAGGTCGATCACCGACACGGCGCCGGGCGCCGAGTTCATGGAGGAGCTGGAGCAGCTGCGCGCCGACACCCTGACGTTCCGCCTGCGCGCCCTGTCGAGCAAGGAGCTGTCGGTGCTGAGGCGTAAGGCGTTCACCGACCCCGCGTTCTCGATGAAGAACCTGTCGCAGGACGAGAAGGCTGTCCGTGAGGTCGAGCGCGAGGACCGGCTCATGGAGTACGTCATCTCCCAGGCAACTGTCGAAGTCATCGACAACTCGAACGGTGAGACGAAGAAGGGGCTGTCGTTCGACGAGGCCGCCGAGCTGCGCGGCGGCCTGCCCGAGTTCCTGTGGCAAAAGCTTTGCGATACGTGGAGTGAGGCCCAGGGGCTTGGCAACGTGGTGTCGGAGGCGATCTCAGACCCGACGTTTCGTCGGGACGGAACTGAGCAGGACGGAGAACCAGTGGATGCTGCTCCTGTTGAAAACGGCAAGGGCTGAGGGCAAGCCTCCGACACTGTTCATCGGTGCGCACGGCATGTTCGCCCGCTCGAACCGGGAGTGCGTCGAAGGCGAGTGGTTCGACGATCCGATCCCCCAGACCGAGTACACGGTGCTAGACCTGGCCCTATCGGCTGGGTACCAGTACTACCTAGACAGCCTGTGCGCCAAGTGCGGCACCCCCCTGTGGTACGGGCGCAGTGAGCATTCTGCAATCGAGTTCAAGGTCGAGACATCCACCTGCTACTCGTGCGCCGAGCTCGACGCCCACCGCGAGAGGCAGGATGGGCCGAAGCCGGGCGAGAGCACGTACACGGTGATGGGTACTGTCGAGTACTCGGACGGCACGAAGGAACGGATGCCGACCCCGATGGAAGCGCTTGAACAAGTCAAGTGAGACAGCGTCCCTGGTACTATTGGCTTAGTACCGGGGACGTTCTCTATTAGGGGTTGAAGTGGGAGACGAATCGATCAAGATCGACATCGATGTCAATGCTGCTGGTGCGGATAGGGCCGCCCAGAGCATAGGTGCTTTGGAGCGCCAGATCGGTTCCCTCCAGACAGCTGTCGCCGCGTTGAAGGCGCCGTCCGGCAAGGGCGGGTCAGTCCTCGATTCCTTGCAACTGGACAGCTCCAAGGTCAAGAACATGAAGGACACGGCCTCGGCGCTCAAGTCCGTGGCCGATGCACTCGGTGCTGTCCAGAAGGCCGCTGACGGAGCGGGCAAGACCGACCTGGCGGCTGGTGTCGATAGCGCTGTGAGCGCGTACAAGCGTTTCATCAAAGAAACACGCGCGATGAACAGCCTCAGCAGCCAGCACATCTCGAAACTCAAGGATACCGCCTCTGCGATGCGGGAGGTCGCGGCCGCGTCGAACGCGATGGCGGATGCCGAGACGAAGGCGAAGAAGGCCCAGGCGTCGCTCAACCAGTCCCAGGCCCGCAAGACCGAGGCCCAGGCGGAGAAACTGCGCGCCCAGGCGGCGGTGAAGCACGAGGACAACGCGATCCCACTGCAACGCCAGAAGGGCCGTGACGAGCGGGGCCTGGTGAAGGCGAAGGGCGCCGAGGCGGCCCGTGTCGCTGAGATTCAGGTGCTCTCCGCGCTGGAGCAGGCGGAGATCAAAGCCGCTGCGACGACAGCGGCCGCCGAGTCGAAGAGGGCCGCTGCTGCTGAAGCCGCGTCCGCGCGGATCACTGCCAACCGGGAATCCGAGGCGGCGCGCACTGAGCGGGCAGTCATCAAGGAACAGGGCGCCCTCGACCGTCAGATGCTCCGCAGCAGCGCCAGCGCCGAGCGGGCGAAGCTGCGCGCCAACGAGCAGGCCATCGAGAAGGTGCGTTACGCCGCGCGCGACACGGCTGTGTACTACGGCGCTATCTCGGCTGCCTTGGGGCGTGTCGTGGGCGCTGCTGCTGAGGCCGGGTCAGCGCAGGAGCGCGCGTTCGCCGACGTGCAGCGCACCGCGCAGGGCTCTTCCAAGGCACTGGCCGACCTGCGCGCGGCGTACACGGACCTGTCCACCAAGACGACAGCCTCCTTCGGCGAGTTGTCGAAGATCGGCACGCTCGGCGCCCAGATGAACATCCCGACCAAGCAGCTTGAGGACTTCACGGCTGCTGTCGCCAAGTTCTCGACGGTGACGGGTATGGAGGTCGAGTCCGCGACGACCGCGTTCGGGCGATTCGGGCAGATGCTCGGCGGCTTGCAGGAGTCCGCCAAGGGCAAGGGCGACGGGTACGCGGTCCTGGCCAACCAGATCGCGGACCTCGGCGCCAAGTCCGTGGCGACGGAGCCGGAGATCGCGAACATGGCGGTGTCCATCGCCGCGCAGGGCAAGTCGGCTGGCCTGACGCAGAACGAGATTCTGGCCCTGTCGTCCACGCTGGCGTCGCTCGCGATCCCCAAGGAGTGGGCTCGTGGGTCGCTCCAGCGCATCTTCAACACGATCAACAACGCCGCTGCCGAGGGCAGCGAGGCGATGAAGACGTACTCAGCGGCTATGGGCGTCACGGACAGCGAGTTCCAGCGCCTCTGGCGGGACAACCCGAACCAGGTGCTGATGGGCGTGCTCCAGTCGGTCGCCGACATCGGGGACAAGGTTCAGCGCGCCCAGGCCATCAAGGACCTGGGCTTCAAGAACGTGCGTGATGTCGAGCTCATCTCCAGGATGAGCCAGAACCTCGGCTTGTACGTGGACCAGCTCAAGGAGGCGCAGGAGGCGTCGAAGGGCACGTCGTTCATCGACGACTCTATGGGCATCATCATGGACACGCTAGCCGCCAAGGTGCAGGCGTTCCAGAACGCCCTCCAGAACGCCGGTGCGGCCATGAACCGGAGCTTCATGATCCCGTTCAAGGCGGTCATCACGATCGCCACTGGTGTCGTGAACGCCTTCTCGAAGCTGCCCGCCCCGATCCAGGCGTTCGTCGGCGCCCTGGCCGCTGTCGGAATCGCTCGTGCTGGGATGATGGCGACGAAGGCCGCTGTCGTGTCCATGTCGGCCTCGTACTTGCAGATGACGAGCCGCATTCAGCAGGCTACGGGCCAGTCGCGTCTGTCATGGGGCGTGGTGTTCCAGGCTGTGCGCCAGGCGCAGAATGCGACGAACGCCTACGACTCGACACTGGCCGCCAACACAGGGACGGCGAACGCCGCCGCTGCTGCCAACATGAAGCTAGCCGCCGCTGACGACGCCGTGGCCGCTGCTGCTGGACGGGCCGCTGCTGCGAAGGGCGCCCAGAACGCCGCGCAGGGCGTGGGCTCCGCCGTGGGGGCCGGTGCTGCGGCTGTCGCCACTGGCGCGAAGGTCGCTTCCGGCGCGGCCCAGGCGACCGGCGCCCTGTCGAAGCTGTCAGCTGTCGGCTCCGGGCTGATGTCGATGTTCGGCGGCCCCTGGGGCCTGGCCATCAGCGGCGCCATCGCTGCTGTGTCGGTGGGTGCGTCGTACCTCGGCGACTCGTTCCAAACGGCGTCTCAGAAAGCGGAGGACTTCAAGGAAGCCGCTGGCGGGTCTGGAGCGATCCTGAACGCCCTGGCACAGGACACGAAGGAGGTCGGCAATGGCACGCAGACCAGCTTCGCGGAGCTGAACGCGACCATCGAGCAGAACGGCCAGACGCTCCAGTCGAACGGCGAGGCGCTTGGCTACTACCTGGACAAGACTGGCCAGGTCGTGCAGGCCACGCAATCGCAGGCCGACGCCTTCGGCTACTCGACGTTGAAGATCGGCGAGCACACGCAGGCGCTCGTCCTCGACGCGATCCGTGGCTCGGACTCGTTCAAGAACATGTCGCAGCAGACAAAGCAGGCGCTCGCCGACATGGGATTCTCCTATGCTGAGTACGTGCGCATCGCCACGACTTCGGAGTCGCAGGGCGGCGGCAAGGCCGCTGCTGACGCCTATATCGATGGGTACATTCAGCAAATCCGGTCGCGCTCCAATGATGCCGCCCAGGCCGCGATGGAGACGGCCTCCGCTGGTGGTGGTGACCCGTCCGCCGCGATCACAGTGGCGACCGCGAAATACGACGAGCAGGAGGCCGCCCTCAATCAGCTCAAGTCCTCGACGGAGGGCGTCGGCGGTGCCATGCGCGGTGCCTTGACGGACGCGCAGCTGTTCAGCCAGGGCATGGACGAGGCCGGGGACGCGACTGAGGGTGCTGGTAACAAGGCCGACGACGCCGATGACAAGTTCACGGACATGGCGTCGGCGATCCGTGGGATGCTCGACGAGATGTTCTCCTCGACGGACGCCGCTGCGGCGCTGGACAGCGCGTTGCAGCAGGTGTACGAGTCGATGCAGGAGAACGGGACCTCGATGGACCCGAACTCCGCTGAGGGCCAGGCGAACATTGCCGCGATCTCGAACTACTTCGAGAAGATGGGCAATGCCGCTGCTGCGGGCATCGAGGAAATGGGCCTGACTGGTGACGAGGCGTATCAGTACGCCCAGCAGTCGATCCAGGACACTATCGACTACTTGTCGGCACAGGGCTTCGACATGTCGCAGTTCGAGTCGCAGCGGGACGCGATGGCGGCTATCATTGCGCAGCCGTACCAGTCCGGCGAAGTGGACCACACAGCGACCGACAACTCGCTGAACCAGATGGTGAACAACGCGGCGCAGGCTGTGTCGCAGGCCCAGGGCTTCCTCGGCAAGGTGCAGGCGATCTGGAACGCGATCACGGGCTACCAGTCGCAGATCGGCAACACGAAATCGAAGACGGGTAAGGGCACGTTCACGCTCGGCAAGAAGCCGACGCTGCGCACATCCACGTTCTCGAACCGCAATGCCGGCAAGTCGGCATTCAGCGGCGCCAACTTCCGTGAGAAGCCGCAGCGCTCCTCGCGCGGTGGAGGCGGGGGCCGTGGCTCGCACGGTGGCGGCGACAGGTCACCTTCGTCGCGCGCCCGCAAGGAGACGAAGACCGCTGAGGAGATTTTCGAGGACTTCATCAACCGGTTGAAGTCGGCGCTCGACAAGGCGCTGACGAAGTGGTGGCAGTCCACGACCGCGCAGGACAACTACCGCAAGTCGCTGAACAGCCTGCGCAAGGACGTGGAGAACACGACCAAGAAGATCGAGGACCTGCGCAAGGAGAACGAGCGGCTGAACTCGGACCTCAAGAAGAACGAGCAGGAGCTGCACGACGCGGAGTTCTTCAACGCCGTGGCCCGCAAGTACGGGGACCAGGAGCGCATCAGGTCCACGCAGACTGACATCGACACGGCCAAACAGGACATCGCGGAGAAGCGCAACAAGATCAGCGACAACGCGAACGAGATGTCGAAGCTCCAGGCTGGGCAGTTCGCGCTCCAGGGCTACACGGAGGCGGCCATCGCCAACCGTGAGGCGCTGCGGTCGTTGCAGCAGCAGATGATCGGCCTGATCGAGGCTTATGCGGCTGCGGGGCACTCGACACAGGAGGTCGAGGCGTACACGCAGTCGTTGAAACAGCAGTTCATCGATCAGGTGACGCAGCTGGGCTTCAACCGTTCTGACGTGACGTACTTGGCCGGTGCGTTCGACGGCCTGACGACCACAATCGGCAAGGTCCCCCGCGACGTGCGCGAGAACGTGACGGACGAGGGCACTGTCGGCTCGACACAGGCCGCTATCGATGACATCCACGGCCATGATGTGACAGTGCCTGTGAACGCTGATGGCTCTAGGTTGCCCAGCCAGATTCAAGCCGCGATCAACCAAGACACATACAAAGTGGCCGTTGATATGGTCTACCAGACCGGCAAGGGCACGACAATCCGTTCGACATCAGGGCGGAATATGGGGACCTTATGGACTGGTGGCCCTGTTCCCGGCTACGCGGGGGGTGGGCTTCTGCCCGGTCAGCCGCCGTCGAATCCCCGGATCGACAACCTGATGGGATCGAACGGTAAGAGCCTCATCGCCTTGCGCAGCGGCGAGTTCGTGATCTCCCAGCCCGCCGTGGACATGTACGGGCAGGGTTTCATGCAGGCCCTGAACACCGGACAGGTGCCGGTGGTGAATGTGTCGTCCGCGCAGCCGGGAGGCGGAGTCGTGACGTTGAATCCGCAGCAGTTCAACGCCTTGGTGCGGGCTGTGAGCACGACTGTCGCTCTCGATGGGCGCACTATCTCTCAGAATCTCAACCGACAGAACGTAGGAGCGGGTAATCGTGGCGTCTACTAGCAGGAAGAAGCTGTTCTGGGGCATCGGGGACTCGACGTGGGCGTGGTTCCCGGCCCCCGACAGCCCGCAGACGGCGACGAATGTCCAGTGGGGCGCGTCGGCGCAGCTGACGAACGGGTTCAACGCGATGGCGGGCTCGGCTTACGGCGCCCGGCACTACGAGCTCACGTGGTCGTTCCTCCTGGAGGACGACGCGGAGGCGTTCAGGCGCCTGTTCATGGGCCGCAGGGACGAACTGGTGTGGTACCAGGACCCCTTCGCCGCCGAGAACCTGGTGTCGCCGCTCATGGGGCTGCCGTACCTTCACACTGAGGTGTACACGCCCTTGTTCATGGACGACGACGGCACGACGTGCATGGAGCTGGTGCCAGCGACCGACAGGAGGGCCGATAGGCCGGGCGCTATGCTCACCAGCGCGCCTGTCGAGCGCACCTGGAGGGGCGCGCTTCCCTTGGTCAAGTCGTCGAGGTACGCGGAACGGCTCTGGGTGCCGCCGAACGAGCCCTTGTACGTGTACGTGTCTGGCGTAACAGCGGCTTCGGATGACACCATTGTCGAATGGTGGGTCGGCGGCACTATGAAGAAGCAGTTGAAGACGAATACACTCGAACTGGTGCAGCCCCCGTCCTCAACTCCGGTTTGCGGGGACCTCACGTTCACGAACAAGGGCAAGGGCTCGCGTGTGTACAACGTGCAGGCGCAATTCCGCCAGTTCAGCACCGATCCTGAGTACTGGCGCCATCCAAGGGGTGGGGGCAACATGCGGATCGTGCCGAACACCACTGAGCTGACGACAGTGAACGCCGCAAAGGGCTTCTACGCCGCTTCGCTGACTCTTGAGGAGGTTTGGGCATGGGCATGAGAATGCTTGGGTTCCCCGCAGCCGCCTACACGGAGTGGTCGGTTGCGGAGGACGCTGTTTCCTACGACAGGGCGAGCACCGAGGGGGGCTTCGCCCAGTTCTCCGCCTCCGGTGCTGGTCATATCGTCGCTGACGAGGTGCTGGACACTACCTTGAAGGTGGACTCCAGCGAGTACGGGCGTATCAATGGCTTCGTGCGGTCGCTGACGCAGACTGCCTCGTCGTGGAGCATGAGTGCGGACGCCCCGTTCTGGGAACTGAACGTGGAGCTGACAATGAATCCGTATTCGCAGAAGCTCGACGTGCTGGTGAAGTACTTCTTCGGCTGCGTGTGGAACAAATGGCCGGGAAATGACCTCAAGGTCTTCGTCGACAAGTCCATCAAGGACAACTACTACTACTTCGGGGGCGGCAAGGGCAACGTGTGGGCGATGCTCAAGCAATTCCTCTCCGCGAACGACCTGTCGATCTCGTGGGTGTTCGACACCATCCTTGTGTACCCGAACAGGAGCACGACGGTGCGGACGATGGGGCTCGGCCAGGACTTCACAGTCCAGTACGAGGACTCGGGCGAGAAGGCGAAGAGCGTCGAGTGCTATGTGTACTCCTACGAGTACATCCAGGACTGGAAGCCGCCCCTCCAGACGCCCCCGCTCAATGGGCGCTTCGGCGTTACCGAGTTCGTGGGGCCGATCCACCCGTTGAACGAGCAGATCACCCCGACGGACAAGGCATCGGACGACAACCCGATCATCTCGGTCAACGCGGGTGAGACCGCTGAGGTGGAGATTCAGTTGAACGTCTCGGTGATGCGGCTGGAGCAGCCGCAGCACATCTACCAGATGCCATCCAAGGACCCGGACATGTCGAAGTACCCACTGGGGTGCTATTGCGTCGTCGGCAAGGACAACAAGCCGATCACGGTCGCGCAGTGGAAGGCCGAAGGCGGGAGCGTTCGTGTCGAGCCCACTGATGACCCGACTCGTGTGAAGGTGATCGTGCGGGGCATGGACAACGAGCGCCTGTCACCGTACCGGATCGCGGAGTCGGACGGGTCTAACGACTACCCGGCACTGCGCCTCGTCGGAGGCGGGTACAGGATTCAGTACTCCAAGCTGTCGTTGTACACGGGCTCCGACAGCGGCGGCGACCCGGTGGTCATCGACAACCCGCAGATCGACACGCCGCAGAAGGCGTACGAGGCGATGGCCTACGCGGCTATCGGCGCCGGGGCGAAGACGATCACGCTCGATTGGACTGGCTCGAACCCGATGCGCCAGACATTCACGGACTTCTCCCTGGGTTTCAGCCCGAAGCCGTACACGCTTGGCGATGTCCAGGCGTTCACGGGCGTGCCGTTGCCGGAGAAGGCGACTGAGAAGTGGCCGAAGGGCACGACGATGGAGAAGATCAACTCCGACATGAAGGCGTACAAGGCTCAGGAGCTGGTGAACGACAGGCCCCAGACCTTCGGGCGCCTGGCCGGGTCGCGCACGTTCTTCGCAGGGCGCTGGTGGCACATCACGAACGCGCAGTACGGCGAGGGCTCGGTGAAGCTCCAGGCCGAGGGGGATGCGCGGTTGGGCGATATCATGTCCTTGTACGGCAAGCGCGTCCAGCAGTTCCCCCTCAAAGCGGGCATCAAGCTCGGGGCGCTCAACTTGAAGGAGAAAGTGTGAGATCGAACCTACCAGCCCCGTCGCAAGCGTGGGGCAACGACATCGAGCGGAGACTCGCGGCGCTTGAGTCCCAGCAGCTCCTGCTGTCGAACAACTTCAACACAACTCGTGGGCAGGTCGAGGGGTTGACTTCGGCGCGCTCGGTCGCTGGTGTCGCCATCCCCTGGTTCGCGTCGCAGACGGTCCCCCAGCCGAACGATGGCAGGAACATCGGCGAGCGCACGAGGGTCGCGATGCAGTTCCTCGATTGGAAGGACCGGGGGAACCTGATGGCTGTGACCGCGATGTTCACAGCTGTCATCCCCTCGCGGCCGGACAAGAACTTCGACTGGACGAAGTTCGAGACGCCCTACGCCTACCTGGGTGTCGAGCCATCGGATGGTGGCCTGACGTACCGCCGCGAGTTCCTGTACGTGCTCCAGGGCACCATGATAAAGACGAAGCAGCACTGGGTCGTGTCGGCGACATTCGCGTCAGTCCTCGACTACGACACGTACAGGAACGCCTACGTGTACGCCGACTTGCGCGGAACGCCCGATGAGCCTGAGTTCCTGTACACCCGTGACAGTTCGTCGTATGCGACACTGGCCGTAGCGGCCACGATCTACTAGGAGGAAGAATGGCACTCGATCCGAATGGGGTCTATCAATACACACTCAATGATGTCGTCCAGGACTGGGCGTCTTTCATGAACCTGGGCACTTCGAGCGTATCGAACGTGCTGCGCGACATGAAGGGCAACATGGTCGTCACGGCGACCTCGCTGTCGGACATGACGAAGAAGAAGGACGCCCTGGTGACTGCGGGCGTGTCGTTCAGCGTTTCGAACCTCGGCCTGTTCTGGCGCACCGATGAGAAGAAGATGTACGCCTGGAATGGGACCCGGTTCGATGTGATACTGGGCGGTACGTTCACCGACCAGTACGTCGAGGTCGCATCAACGAGTACCTGGAGCCGGTTCTCGACGGAGCTACAGCAGACCATTGGGCCGTTCAACTTGCAGTTGCCCTCTGCTGGTGTGTGGCTCGTCAGTGGGTCGTTGACGCTCAAGCCGGAGGAGGACGGATCGAACACCGCCGACTTCACGGTCTCGATGTCGTTCGACGGGGGCGGACGCCGCACGTCGGCCTACTTCAACTCGTATGGCTACAAGTACCCTGTGTCGATCACGCTCGCTCCTCGCGCGGTCACGCTGGATGCGCCGAAGACGGTTGCCGTTCGACTGACTCTCGACATCTCGAAGCGGGTTAATCACGGCTGGGGCGGCCCGGTCATCACCGCGACACGTGTCGGATGATTGTGGTACACTATAGTCACGCCCTTGTGGTTGGGGTTGTTGGGTGAATAGGGAAAACCCCCGTAGCTAGTCTCCTTTCCTAGCTACGGGGGTTTCTCATCACCTAGGCCACCCTCCGTCAAGAGTCCATTTGTTCTTGGCCTCGTGCACAAGGTAGTACACGAGGTGTCGGAATGCGTCGCGAACGTCGTTAGCGTCCTTGTAGTTCACATCCTTGCCGGTGAGCCACCAGCCGAGGTTCTTGAGCGCCTGGTCCTTGACCAGGCCCTTCGCCTGTGCGGGTGTTTGGTAGGTGGTACGGCCCGGGTACTTGTAGTCGAGGATCGCGTTCACCTTCACGGGAGTGAGGTCGGCGTTGAACTTGTTACCGGGCCGCAGGTCGAACTTCTCCGACACAATACGGGCGCCGGGGTGCTGGTCGATCAGCCTGACGAGGATTTCAGCAGTGCCGACGTGGCTGTCGCAGATGAACTGGTCGAAGTGCAGGATTTCCACTTCGCTGGTGTCGTGGACTCGTGCCACAACGACACCTGTCGAGACGCCGGGGTCAATCGAGATCACTGTCGAACAAATCAAGATTTTTCCTCCTTGTGTTTGTCAATTTGTTCCTGTCTTTTGGTGTCGTGCCGCCCCACACCCCTGACCTGTACCCGTACTCCTCTTCGTCGGAGAGGCATTTGTGGAGGCATTCTTCTACCAAGGGGCACCCAGAGCAGTACTCCTCGATCACGTAGTCGTAGTACTTCGGATCGAAGAACACGTCCGTGTAGGCGGTCGAGCAGGGCGGTGTCATACTTCGTCCCAATTGTCACCCACCTCTGCCTCTGCGACGAACGGGACGCGGTTGAAGATCAGTTTCGCGGCCTCTGACATCTCGTGCTCCACCATCTTCGAGCACTCCTCGATGCTCTCCTCGGGGCATTCGACGTAGATGGCGTCGTGGACGAGTCCGACGATCTTGGCGCCGTACTGGCGGGCCTTCTCGTTGACCTCGATGGAGGCATGCAGGCAGATGTCGTTGGCCGTGGACTGGGGCACGAACGCGAGCGCTTCGTTCTTGGTCGAGGCGTAGTTCTTGTCGGCGACGTACAGGGGGTTGTAGGTCATGCCGAACTTCGTCCGTCTCTCGGCGTCCTCCTCCTTCCTTCCGACACTGTGGCGCACCCTCTCCTGCCAGTCGCGCAGGCCGGGGTACGCGCCGAGGTACTGATCGACGACGTACTGGGCTTGCTCGATGGGCTGTTCTAGTGCGGTTGCAATGGCCTTGACGCCACGTCCGTAGTTCAAGCCATACACTACGCTCTTTACCAGTGCTCGTCTGTTCTTGGCAGTCTTTGGATGTTCATGTTTGAAGTTCTGGTATGCTTCAATCGTTGGGAACTCCTCAGACCAAACTTTCGTCATTAGATCATCGAAGAAATCAGGGGCGCCCGGCTGGAACGCCGCGATCATCGCCTCGTCATCCGCCAGCTCGGCGGCGGTTCGGAGCTCGGCCTGCGAGTAGTCGCAGCTGATGATCTTGCAGCCCGGCGCCGCGACCAGCGCCCGCTTGATGCCACTGTCGCGGCCCATCGTCTGGATCGCCGGATTCTTCGCCGACAGCCGCCCGGTCTTCGCCCCATGCGGCAAATAGTTTGGGTGGATACGACCATCCGGCCCGACCTTCTTGCGGACGTTGGTGATGAATGAACCGATCACCTTGGCGGCGTACCGGTACGCCAGCAGCGTGTCGATGAACTCACGCTCGCCGCACTCGCCCCGCAGCTTCTTGAGGTGGTCGGAGTCGAATGACGGCGATGACACCCCCTTCGATGCGAAGTACTCCTTGATCTGCTTGGGCGACTGCGGGTTGAAGTCCTCACCGGCCAGTGAACGCAGTACTGACAGGGCCTCGTCGCACTGCTGCTGGTACTCCTCCTCCAGCTCGTCGAGCGCGGAGAGTGACACAGCGACGCCGTTCATCTGCACGTCGTGCAGGACCTTCGACACCCGCATCCTGTAGCGGTAGTACTCGTACTTGCCGCTGCGCTTCAAGATGGGCAGGAAGTACTGCGCCAGCCTATGGCACCAGACCACATCGTATAGGTTGTAGCGGTACAGCTCGTCCCTGGGGATGTTCTCGAAGTGCGCCCCGCCCTTGAGGTGCTTCTTGGCAGCGGAATCCCAATCGGGGGCTCGTAGCCATCGCCTGGCAAGTTGCTTAAGACCATGCTCCTTGGCCAGGTTGTCGAGCACGAAGTGCATGAGCAGCGTGTCCTCGTGGTGGTACACGTCGATGCCCAGACGCTTCGACAGGTAGGGCATATCGAACGTGCCATTGTGGCACACGACGACACAGGTGTCGCAGAGCCGTTGGATGGCCTCGGCGGCCTCGGGCGTCTCGCACAGCTCCTCGGGGATCACGATGCCGTACTCGCCGTTCCACAGGGCGACCGACAGCAGACGTCCCTCGGCGAACGTGTCCTCCTCGATGTCACCCGCTGTCTCGATGTCGAGCGCGACCATCTTCTTCGGTGTGAACTCGATGACCTGCCCCTCCCAGATGTCCCAGTCCTCACCGAGCACCAAGCCTGGGTCGTCAGGGCCGAGGTGCGCGTACTGGAACGCCTGGGCGAGGAACAAGTGCGCCTGCGGGTGCTTGGCGATCTCCTTGGGTGACAGCGCCTTGAACGCATCGCCCTTGTAGCCCTTCACCGTGCCCAGGGTGATGTCGATGCCCTCCTCCTTCGGATCGTCGGTGACCTCGACAACATCTGGGACGCCCGACATGTCGTGCGAGCGCTTGAGGATCGACGCTACCAGTGGGTTGACCGACTCGATACTGGGAACAAGTACCTTCATACTCGACCTCCTGTGTACTTGATGAACCTTTCGTTGTTGGACTTGCCCTTGATAACCTCCTGGATCACGCCCCGGGCCTGGGCGTAGGAGATGATTTCCTTGAGCTCGCGCATCCCGGAGATATTGCTCTGGAACTTGAGCATCAGCTTCGGGATCGACACGATGCTGTTGTTGCTCTTCGCGACGTAGTTGATGAGGCTGTCCACCTTATGGCTGAAATTGGAGTTCTTCACATGGTGGATGAAGACTTCATTCGACGCCATCCATATCGGCGCCAACGCGATGGCCTTGAGCATGTGGCGCATCGACACGCGCACGGCGCCGTCCTTGGCGGGGCCCTGGTACATGGCCAGCAGCGCCGCGATCCTCAGCACGGAGAACGTGAGTCGTTCAGTGCCGGGGAACAACTCGCGGCTGTTGAGCCCGTGCTGTGCGGCAAGGACCTTGGCCTCCTCGGAGAACGTGATCCATCGGTCGAACACACTGGGCTCGAACATGACCGGGGTTCGCGCCTCCTCGCCCTCAAGGGTCCTGGCCCTGCGGGCTGTGTACGCAGTGTCGAACGCGCGCACAGCCTTGGCCAGGTTGGTAAGGATGTACGTCCGCATCTTGTCCTCGACCTCGCCCGTCGAGGCGTTGACCGGCACCAGCTTCACGTCCTGGGAAGAGGTGATGTAGTGGTCGCGGTCATCCACAATGACCAGACAACGGGGCGTGAATCCCGACTCGACACGCTCAGAGGTCAAGTGCTTAGCCGCCTGGTCGAGGATGCCGGTACCATAGAACGTCAGGTAGTAGGGGACCTGACTCTGATACGCGACCTTGCCGCCCTTGTCCTTCCTGGCCAGTGCGGGAATGAAGCCGTCGTATGACTTGGTGAGGAACGGCATCATCGAGGTCATGTACGACCCCTTGGTCGAAGCCTGCGCGAAGAAGTCCTGCACCTCGTCTATGGCGAAGATGCCGGACTCGCCGTGCTTGGTCCGCAGGTAGGCTGCCAGCGCCTCGCCTGTCGAGTCCTCTGGGGCAATGAAGGCGTCAAGTCCTTTGCCGATGCCCACCGCCACATCGCGCATGTACAACTCTGCAAGGCGCAGCGACGTGGACTTGCGCGACTGGGTGGTGCGGCCGAGCACGAGGAAATAGAGGTTCAACGGCATCTTCTGCACGTTGATCGGTAAGTAGGCGTACTTGGCGAACATACTCGACAGGATGGCCAGGGCGCCCGCGTAATGGAACTGGCGCGGCGCCATAGCGGATTTCGTCGCCGCCCACAGCGCGAACTGGTCGACGAACGTGCCGTCGGGCTCGATCTCGCCCTCGTGCAGGAAGCTGAGCTCCTGCCATTCCAACTCGCGGGCCTCGCTCATGAGATAGGAGGAGCCGAGCCTTGTCGAGGACTCCAGCTCTCCCTCCGTGGGGCCGTTGTGCTCCTGTTCCCACTTGGCCCTGTCGCGGTTGATCTGTTTCCACAGGTACGTGTCGCCTCGCCCATCGAGGGCGAACTTGTTGAACGCTGTCTCGCGGACGACGGCGAACGCCTCGACGATGGAGCAGCCCTCTTCCCACAGCGCGCATTGCAAGTGGTACATCTTCGCGCTGCGGTCGTCCTCGTCGGTGAACATGTCGTCGGTGGCCAAGTCGGTGATGAACGACCTGTTGACTGTGCCGAGCACGTCGAACATGGAGGGGATGTCGGTTGGCATGTCCTCCTCGACGGTGTCTTGGCGCTCGACGGGTGCGTACTCGGCTGCGAACTCGGCGGTGGTCAACGGCTCGTCGTTGACGGCGAGGGTGATGTCCCATGGCTCAGTTCGTTTCAGGTTCGCTGTGAACGGTACGCGGAGCTTCTTCGACAACGGCCAGCCACGGTCCATGCCGTCATCGGCGTGCGCCTCGTACAGGCCACGTGACAGGGCCTCAAGCGTCTCGTTATCGTAGTCCTCTCTGTCGGTGAATAGCCAGTACCCCTGCCAGTGGTTCCTGCTGGTGCGCACGGTGATGGTGGGCTGGATGCGCAGCTTGTCGAGTGGGCAGTCGTCGCCGTCGGCCCACACGCACGCGGCACGGATGACGTTGGCCTTGGCTGCGTGACGCGTGTTGTTGCGGGCTGGTGGCTGTGTGTACAGGAACGGTGAGTAGTACACGTCCAGGTCGGCGTGCTGCTGGACGTAGGCAGCCATCTTGTCGAGCTCTCCGGGTAGCTGGAACCACCGGAAGTTGGTGAGGCCGCCCATAGGGCCTTTGAGGATGACCGGCGTCCACCCGTCGCCGGTGGGCAGCACCGCCTGGAAGAACTCCTTGAGGTCCACTCCCTCTCCTTTCTCTCGTTCGTATAATAAGGCGGGCCCCGCCTTACGGCAAGGGCCCGCCGCCGTGCTCGCTCAGAGCTTGATCTTGGAAGCCCTCTTCTTCTTGGGCTTCGCCTTGTTCCAAACGATCTTCTTGACCTGGTTGTCTGTGCGCTTCTCGCCGTTGTACTCCGACTCACGGATGGCGACGGTGATGGTCGCGGTGCGCCCAACCAGTTTCTCAGCGATGGACTCGAAGTAGGCGGGAGTGCGGTCTGCGGGCTCGGGGAAGTCCTCGCCGGTGGCGGCCTCACAGAACTCGGGAAGCAGCCAGTGGAGCCTGTCCTTCATCGTGAGCATCTGCCAGTACCGCAGAGATCGCCCCTCGTGTTCACCACTGTTGACGATGAAGTCAACAGTGTACATGGGATTCCCTGCCTTCGAGTTCCCGAGTTCGCAGTCATCGACTGTGACGGTGTACTCTCCGGCGGGCAGCGGCTCGAAGCTCAGCGGCGCCGCGACCTCCAGGTTCATCAGGTCTGCAAGGCTGATTGTCATGTTCAGTTCTCCTTCTTGTTGTTGGTGTCGGTGTTGATGTCGGACAGGTACCGCTCGATGACCTCTTCGGACCATCCGGGTGTTCTCTTGGTTCCAGTATCGACTATTACATCGGGCGCCGGGAAGGTGCCACGGTCAATGCGCTGTCTCACCGCGTTGTCTGTGATGTTGAGGCGTTCAGCGATCTTGTTGACTCCCTGGTACTGCTCAGCCATCCTCTTCCTCTGTCTCCTTCCCCTGCTGCTCGCAGTGCTCATGGACCCAAGCCATGATCTTCGCCATCGTCGGATTCCCCGACATGGAGGGCATGGGATCGAATCGTGTCTTGACCAGCAACTCGGATGCCGCTCGCACCGTCATGACGGTGACTAGTTCCTCGTTGTCGTCGTCTCCGACATCCTCCCAGGTCATCCTGGCGATGATGTCGAAGATCGAAGGCAGCTTGCGGAAACTCTGCTTGCCCTCGAACGCCGGGCCGATCAGCGACAGCTTGGTAATCTCGCTGACCTCACGGGATTCGTGGGTGATGCAGATCAGGTTGAGACCGAGGTCGAACCCGACCTTGTTGACAAGGTCGATGACCTTGTCATATGTCGCCGCCCACATGGCGAAAGAGTCATTGCCCTTGGTGTTCTGGTAGTAGACCTTGATGAGCTCCTGCAATCGATCAACCGTGTCGATGACGATGGTCTGGAATGGCATCTCCTTGGACTTGCTGATCTTGACCAACAGCTCTGCGAACTGTTGGTAACTCGCGGGCTGGACGACCAACATGTTGTCCAAGTCGCCGTACTTGGCGGCTGGCGCAGTGCCGCGCTCCAGGTCCACGTAGAGCACAGGACCCAGCTCCTCGACCTTGGAGGCCGAGACCGCCAGTGATGTCTTGCCTGTGCCTGACATCCCGTAGAGCAGCATTTTGATCTTGGGCGTGGTGACCCGGGGGTCGGCCACTTCGATGTTGAAGTGGCCGAGGAACGCATCGAATCTTCCCATGTGTTCTCCTCTCTATCGTTTGAAGGCGCAGTAGTAGCAGCCCTCGTATGATTCCAGCTCGTCGAGATGGTCCTTGTTGTCGGTGGCCCAGTCGAAGATGTGCTGTGCCCGGTTGAGGACGGCGAGCGCCGCGTCACGATTGTACTTGAAGCACAGCTCATGACTCGCCTCGTTGACAGATTCTACTGTACAGTCTCTAGGGAACATTATCAGTGTGGCGTGTTCCACAACGTATCCGTGGTTCTCCATGCCGAGCCCGTAGAGTTGCATTTGATAGTAGTACTTCTTCAGCTGACCCTCCGTCATGGAGTCAGCGAAGAACTCAGGATCGCGGTTGTCGTCGAAGAACGTCGCGGAAGAGAACTTCTTGATCTTCTTCTTCGACAGGACCTTGTAATCCACGACACAGCCAGTTGTGGTGTCGAAGCCGTCAGAGGTCCCACTGATGGTTCCGTACCCCTTGATCTTCCCGACCTCGACGCGCGTCTCCTTGAGGTAGTCCTCCAGGCCGACGATGCTTTCCAGGTAGGCGTGGAACGCCGTCCCGATCATCGGCGCCAGCGGATGAGTCCGCTCCTCGTCGTGGACTCCGAGTAGCTTCTCGGCCAGGCACCGCTCGCACAGGTCGCCGAGCTCGGAGGGCCCCACCTTGCGCTGTCGGTCCCGTGCGGACGGCCTCGACAGCTCGCGTAGGATTTTATCATAGACTTCACTCACGGCTGGCCCACTCCTTGTACTCGTCCTTGGTAAGGACGTGGAGGTTCCATGCGTAGTGGTGCAGCTCGTCGAGGACGGACTCGACGAAGACGATCATCTGCTCTTCACTCACCTTCCGCTGGGGCTCCCTGGTCCCGAAGATAGGAACAGGGTCCCTCCTACGGACCAGCTTGTCACCCATGACACCCCATCCGGCGCTGTGGATCGCCATGAGCTCCAGGTCTGTGAAGGCGCAGTCCGGTGGGACCTCAAGCACCAGTTTCCGTTTCGACACGTCTCACTCCTTTCGGTAGGTCTTGCAAGAGATCAGCAGCCAGCTGACTGTTGTTGTAATCGTGCAGGTACACGACCTCGATTATAGGTGTGGAAAAGTTGATAGCAGCCGCGCACCCCGGGCACGGGTAGTGCGTCGTGTAGAGCACGCACTCGCCCGGGTACTCATCCACAGCCTCGACCATCTTGATGAGCGCGCCTAGCTCCGCGTGGACCGTGTTCTTGCAATGCCCGTCGACCATTGCATGGCCGCCTGTGTCGCATGGCTCGTTCCCGCTCAGCGTCTCGTTGAACGCCCTCGACACGATCTTGCCGGTTCGGCGGTCCACGATCACACAGCCGACATGCGCGCGGTCGCAGCGCGACTTCTTGGACTCCTCAATCGCTGCTCTCATGCACTTATCCACATAGCACCTCCCTCGCCTCGGGGCTCAGACTCCTGATCCAATGGGCCATCGTCTGGCCGAACTTCGACAGCAGGCCGTGCTTAGTGACCAGGCTGGGCCACCCCTTGGCCTTGCTAAGTGGCATCGTGGTGCTCTCTCCATTGACGAAGCGCATGTACTTCGCGAGGTACGAGTGTGGACTGACAACAAGGTCTCCCGTTTCGTCCTCCTCCTGCAAGTCCAGCAGCCATGCGCCAGTGAGCCTGCGCACCATGCGCGGCGCGTCGAGATCGATGTCCCCGCCCTCGAAGCCGACCTCTCCTACTGCCTTATCGACCCACAGCTGCCCCAGGTTGATTGGTGCTAGGTCGTAGTCGTCGAAGTTCTCCTTCACGAGCTCCATCGCATTGCAATGAAGGTCTGTGTAGCTGGGCACCACGTACAGCCTTTTGCTGAACGGGTCGACGACGACCATCTCCGCCCTGCTCAACCACCATTGGCATACAGTCCTGCCCTGGTGGTTGAGGAAGTTCCGAACACCACCGTCCTCGAACAGGAGAGCACGCCCGCTATCGCCTCCCGGCGTGGCGAAACTGCCGTCGGAATTGACATCGAGGTACACCCTCTTGACGAACTTCTCTGGCAGGTTCCTCCACAGGTTCCAGAGCAACGGGCTATATATTTCAGCAATGGTTGCTGCCATTCAGTATTCTCCTTTCAGATCAGACCGGACGCAGAGAGGCGGTCGTACCGCTCACGCAAGCGCCCGAGCACCTTGTCATCAATAGTGTCTTCCGCTTGGATCAGGAACCGGTTCACCGGTCTTGTCTGGCCCTGTCGGTTAAGGCGTCCTGTCGCCTGCTCGTTGATGACCAGCGAATTGGACTGGCTGAGCCAGAACTCGGTCGCACACACGCGCTGCAAGCCGTCCACTCCCTCGCTCATGGCCTCGTGCTGGGCGACAATCGCCCGCACCTTGCCGTCGATCATGTGCCGGTAGTCGCCCCGCGACCGGCCCGACACCTCGATGGCCTCGACACCAGCGCGACGGAGACGATGTAGGACAGCTTTGATGAACTTCTGAGAGTGCACCCAAACGATGAACGGCTCGTCGTCGGGCAGGTCCGCCACGGCATCGACAAGGGCGTCGAGCTTCGAGGACTTGCAGTCCTCTTTGAAGTCCACCAGGCCGTCCCCGTTGAACGTCGGGACGCCCAGCGTGATCTGTCGAAGACGGAGGTCGAGCTCCACCGGGATCGACAGGGCCAGCGGGTGCTCGTCGAGGAACGCCAGCGACTTCTGTTCGAGGTCCTTGTACATCTTGCGCTGCGCTCTGGAGAGCTCGACGTTGATGCGGTGGACGATGACGCCCGGGAGCTCAGGGTTGGCCTCCTCCTGGGACACCTCCTGGTAGGAGGGGGCCCCGCGCCGCACCATGCCCGGACGCTTCTCACCGGCGAACGACTTCCCGAAGGCTGAGAACTGGTTGTGCTCGACCTTGAAGAACCTCTCAGCGAAGTCCCAGTAGCCCCCGTACTTGTTCGGCCACAGGAACTTCAACGCCGCCCAGATATCGCAGGGCTTGTTACCCGCTGGTGTCGCGCTGAGGGCAAGTCGGTGCTGCGACTTGATCCTCGACACCACCTGGAAGTTCAACGACGAGTGGTTGCAGGCGCGGTGCCACTCGTCGCAGATCAGCATATCGAAGACGATGCCCTTGAAGGGCTTCGAGACGGCCTTCATTACCTCCTTCTTCTTGCGTCCGTCCCAGCGCTTCTCCTTGTTGCGCGTGCGCATGAGTTCCCAGCTGATGAAGTACACGCCGGGCTCGCCCGCGTACAGGGACTGCCATGCTGCGAGCGCAGCCTTGCTGCCCTTGCCACTTAGTGTCCTCATACCGACACCAGCGATGTTCTCCCAGTGGTCACGCCAGCCGTGCTCAGTGCGAACGGGACCGATGACGAGGACGCGCTTGCCTTCCCAGCAACCATCGAACGCGGCGAGGGTGTTCCAGACAGCCATAGCGGTCTTGCCTGTACCGAGCCCGGCGGCCACCAGACCTGTGTACGGTGTATTGCTAGACGACAGACCGTACAGCACGTGGGCCTGATAGGCCCTCGGTTCGATCGTCATGTGATCCTCCTAATCGGTTTGAAGTCGTACTTGGACAAGATGCCCTCAAGCGCCTTGGCGTTGCCCGATAGTGGAAACCAAATCTCGCCATCATCAACGCGCTTGACCATGACGGCGATCCAACGCACAGTCCATTTCAGTAAGCAGAACTGCGTTTTGAGTGCTTCAAGGAAGCCCTTACCATCACCAGTATCGGGCTGCCAAGCCTCAACAGATGTCTCAGTCCTGCGCACCAAGAATGCATTGCATGGGTCAGGATCAGTGTAGAACCTGACCTGATAACCCTTATCGGAAAGTGCCGCGGCGACATCGGGGTATGAATCCACAGCGGTTTGTATGGCCCTGTGAACAAGCGCCCGACAAATCGTGAAATAAATATCTTCCAATTCATCGAACGTCATACGACCACCCTTCCAGCCGTCTTGCGGGGGTAGAAAAAGCCGTTACACGCGACACCGGTGGCGAACTCGATATCGTCGAGCTCCAGCCTGTTGAATGAGAATGCGGCATCAGGTACCACATCACTACCGGGGCGCACCATCAGTAGGTCAAACTCACGAATCCACACGAAACTCCCATTGCCATAGACTTCCGACGACCTGTAACCGTCGTCTTCAAGGCGTTCGCGCAGGGTCTGTTCGAACAATCCATCCCATATCCATGTATCGCGCGCGTTTATGTAGTCATGTTCGGGATTCTGCGACCAGGCGTAGTCGAACGTAGAATCCGCGTACTCCCTGTTGAACAAGTCCTCCTCAAGCTCCTTGAGGTCTAACGCTTCATCTTTGATGTATTCCTCAAGCATTGTGCTCTCCTTCCTTTTTGGTGATGTACTCAAGCACCGCTTCGGCGGGTGATCCCGCCTGAATGATAGTCCACTTATCCGAGCCGTCCTCTGAGAGGCGCCACTCGAAGGGAGTGGCGCCTCTCTTCACAGTGCAGACGATGGGAATACCCCTGACTTTGTACTCCGTGTCGCAACCGGGACGGTCCAACCTGTCGATGGGAGTGCCATTGTGATATACGGTCATGAGCCTGCACACAGCGCCCTGCCCGTGCTCAAGCCAGTTCCTGAGTGCCTCCTCCGGGGTTGCCCCATCAATGTCGCGCACGATCTGGGCACTGTCTATATCGACGACTATGTACAAGTGCTCCCAGCCGTGGATGTCCCACGGTGCAACCGCGTAATCCTCGTCGTTGTCCACGTCTGTGAACAGTTCCGACATGGACCCGGACGCCACGTGCTCGATATTCATCTCAGTTCCTCCTTGACGTAGATTTGAATACCGCCAACGACACGCGCGTTGTCACTGTGGATGTACACCACGCACTGTGGCCCGGCCATGATGAAGACTTCATCGTAGGCGTGGACGCACACCTGATCCAACGCGGTGACTTCCGTGCGCTGCTGGGCGATCACCATGGCGCAGCCCGTTGCTTCCACGTAAGCGTCACCAGAGGCGATGATATGCGCGTCCTCAGTGGCAACGACATGTCCCTCGTCGTCGACGTGCAGGACAGCGCGCCCCTTGGCGAAGGCTGCTGAACGACCGCACAGCACACCTGTCGAAGTGTCCTGGAAGTAGCCTTTGGCGTTGTTCATAAGACGGGCTTTCGTTCCGTCCATGCACACCACTTCCGACTCGTCCCCGGCCTCGACACGGCAGTTCTCCGCGAGGAGGTAGGCGTGGCCCTCCAATGTCAGGCAAAGCCCCTTCGCGTAACCACGGGTCCTGCCCACCACATAGATATCATCATCGGGGCCGCCGAGGATCGTGACATGGCCCTTGGAGTCAATCACCCTTTTCATCAGAATACCTGCTTCATCCGCATGCTGAGGGACGCCAAGCCGCCCTGTTCAAGATACAGTCCCAACGCCTCGCGCGCGCTGTCAGCATAGACATCAGTGAGGGTGACCGCGTTGGAGGTGTCGGTAACCTCCCATACCAGTTCATCCTCCCACATCTCAGGATACTTGGACCATTCCTCGGCGGTCCCGAGGCGATTGTCCACGCAGTAGACAAAATCGCCTTCGATGCGGAAGTCATGGTCCTCCCAGCCCTCGCACTTGAACGACCTGCACAACCCGCCACTGAACAGCTCGGGAAGCTCCTCGGTGCTTGGGAACTCCTCGTGCGCGACACCGTAGTTGAGGATCGTGTTGAAGGGCTCGTAGGCGGTGTACCCACTCACACCCAGTTCGCTATAGGCGAATAGGCTGTAGTTGTTGACAAGTTCATCGGGCTCCATCGCCATCTTCTGCTGCTTGACCGTGTAAACTGTCTTGTCGTCCTTGAAGACCGACATTCCATCGGCCTCGGTAATCATCTCAATACTCATTTTTCTTGCTCCCTTCTTTGCTGTTCACAGGTGCAGTGACAGCCCTGTGGGCAGGTCCAGGCTCCCGCCCGTGCCCATGTGCTTGTCGATTATCTCAAGCGCCCGCATTTGTCGGGCGCACTCGAACCACTCCGTCGCGGCCTCTTGCAGGTCCGCGTCCTCCAAAGCCTGGGCGGTTTGTTCCACCTGCTGACGGGTGAAGAACTCACCGCCCAGGCCGTATGTCCACCACTTGTTCATCGGAAGGTCACGTAAACGTCCGACACCTTAGTAGCAGGTGCCAAGTCGATCAGCTCCAGCGCTGCGACCTTCTTGATGTTGAGTTTCGGCTTGTCGTAGCACGACTCCCTCACTGCCTTCGGTAGTTTCTTGAACGCCGCCATCTTCTCGACAGCCGCAGCATTGATTGTGTGGCGCACGGAGAACGACACGCGGGTGTCCCCGTGGTGCAGCACCTCTCCCACTTCGTGGGAGGCGCACAACTGCGCCCGCAGTTCGTCGCGCGCCTCAGTGAGTTCGGCGATCTCCTCGTTCAGTTTGATGATCTTCTCGATCAGCTTCTCGTCATTCATTCCATTTCTCCCTTCTTATCTGTAACACACATCAAGATACCTTTGTTGATGCAGCTGGTGATCCACTTGTCGAAGTCCGACATGATTCTGTCGGGCATCTTCTCCAGAGATTGCATCATTGCCTTGTGCCCAACGGACAACGCGATCCGTTCCAGGTACTCAGCGCACAAGCCACCACGCGACCATGCGGTACCGTCCTTGTCGATGTACCCGGCCCACACCGGGATGCAGAACAAGCCACGGTCCAACGTAGTCCCGCTGTTCAAGCAGGCACGCAGGATGATGCGCCGTGAACTGGGCAGCCATTCCTCAACAAGGAGCTTGCCATCATCAGGTTCTGTGTCCTTGCAATTGTTCACTGTGGTTCCTCTCGTTCGCATCTATGAATGCCAGTGCCCTACTCCGCGCCACTCACTAGGAGCCGGATCGTCCCGTCTTCGACAAGGTGGTCCACCTCTTTGGTGTAGGCCCTTGTGTACATGCTCGGATCGCAGTGCTTGAGAATCTGGCTCGCATCGAACTCCCCCAGTTCGTACCATCCAATGATGGCGCCGTCCAGTGCTTCGTCGACCAACTCTTCAAGGTTGCTCCAGGTGAGCAGTTCACCATTTCTGGTGATGGCCCTGATGACGCCCCGGGCCCAATTGCCCACGCCTAGCTCGGAGAGAGTGAAACTGCTCCGCCTGTCCCACTCGGATTCCAACCACCCCAGTTTGTCCTTGTCGATTGTGTTCTTCTCTTGCATGGTGTTTCTCACTTTCAGTTGATGCCTTGTGGTTTGTTGTTGGATACTAGTCCCAGATCGAGTTGCGCCTACACCTTCCTCCTCACGACGCGGACATACCCGTCCGCTGTTGGTTCGATAGTGTCCCCCGGCACTGCCACGTCGTAGGACCACCGTGTGGTCTTGAAAATCAGCATCCGCCCCTTCCTTGTGGGGACGACTCTCGCTCCCAACTTCGACGACAAGGCGTCGAGATTGCCAGGTGTCAACGCCCACATAGCGGTTCCCCGTACTCATTGACTTCCCGCAGCACGTGCAGACGCGGGGCCTTGCACTTGTCGGTGTCGAGGGGCCGCAATTCGCTGACATGGCATGTGACCTCGAAGAACCGCACTCCCTTAAGCCGCTTGCAATACGTCCTCGCCATCTCGGGAGTCGGGCTGGCGTGCAGTCCATGCCCGCATTCCCTGTCGTCCACCCAGTTATCTGTGTCGTCAATGGTTTGGCCGACGACGTACACGCCTCCGTGCTCAGAAACACCATTATCGTCTGTCACCTTGTACAGGTGCGCCATGCCGTCGGAGTCCACCTCGATGAGGTTGAAGGCGCACCACTTATCGGGTGCCATCGCCTTGGGCGGCTCGCATAGGATTTGCACACCGCCGCGCACTTCGGCGTCATTGCTGGCGACATAAACGGCGACAAGGGCTCCCGCCTTCACTCGTGCCATGTCGTACACGACGACATGCGCCGACATGCGCGCAGTGACTTTCGACCAATCGAACGCCCACACACTGGCGAAGTCGTAGACGGCGACCACCGACCATCCCATAGCCGTGACTGTAGCCTGGTTGTGGGCGTTGACAGTCGCGTACTCGTAGGCAGTGACAGCCACGCTGCCATAAGCGTCGACAGCAACATCGTCAAAGGCTATAACCTTCGACGAGCCACGGGCTTCGACTTGTGCTTCTCCGTGCGCTTTGATGAAACTGTAGTCCCAGGCGTGGATAATAGGGCGTCCCCATCGTATCTTGACGAATGTATGGTTCCGGGCTTCCACTGTTCCCGAGAACTCGGCAGGAGTGAACCGAACATAGTCGAAGAGTTTGATATGCTTGTCCACATTCTTCAAGTGTTCGGGAACCCAGTACTCACCCGATCCGCTGAGGACGATCACATGGGTGTTGGGGTTTGCCAAAGCTTGCTCGAATTGGGCTTGTGTGGTGATACCGCTCATAGTAATCTACTCCCTCCTTATCGGTAGTTCTCCAACCAAATGATGATCCGGCGGTCTTCGGGCCACATATTCAGTGCCTTGTCCATCAGCTGTTCATGCGTGATGGTATCGCCATTTGTGTTCACCCAATACAGTGCGTCGTCCTTATCAACGCACATCCATTGGACCCATTCAAGGTGGACGACAGTCCCCGCCTTCCAGAATACTGGGTCCTCATTACCAACCATCCTAAGCGTCTGCCCATAGTCCGTGTTCACAACCCATAGTATGGCTTCCTCATTCTCCGGCTGTTCCTGGAGCCTTATCTCCAGCTCACGTGAGAACACTTGGGCGGATGCTGCTCGCGTTACGTCCAGTCCTGACATTGACATCCCTCCTTGGTTGTTGGTTGGTTGTTTCCGCTCCCGCGCCCGGACTCGAACCGGCACAACGCCCACCGATCAGGCGCGCGGGATACCATCGTCAGATCGCCAGCCCCTTGCAGCCGATGATCTTCCCGTCGTCGTCCCGCACTGCGGGACCGGTGTGGACCAGATCATCACGGCCCAAGGGGATCGCCGCCTGGTAGGTGATATCCGAGACGATCAAATATCGTCCCGGAACCTGCGGGGGCAGGCCCTCAATCTTGTCGGGGTCCCGATCAATGCGGACAAAGGGGACACCCACCTCTGAGATGGGCCTCACCGTCTCGGCGACGCGGATGAAAGTCCCTGTTTTCGGGATAGTGACAACGGGGGTCTTGCCGTCCATTTTGTAGACAACCACGTCATGCGGCGTGTAGTTCGCGAACTCCATCACAACGCCTCCGACGTTGACTTCCACAATCTTGCTCATGTTTCTTTCCTTCCTGTTTGTGTTCTCTAAGGGATCGGAATGAGTTCGTAACCAGGTTGGGTGAACCTGTCGGGCTGTCCATCGCGCATGGCGTTGATAAGCCGCCAAGCTAAACGCCCTCTGAAAGCGGCATCCGTCGCGCCCCGGAAAAACCACTCAATAGGGCCAGGCGGCGTGTAACCGCTCACGATTATCCCCTCGCCCGTGGTCTTATCGCGCAGCACATACTGTGTGTGTGGCACGAGCACACATCCTTCGATAGCGCCCGTATTGATGTCTTCACACCTTACTTCGTAATAGCGTTGCGAAGGAATCTCGTAATGCCAAAGGACATTGGCCAACTCTCCGATATTGAAGTCGTTGGCACACCTATGCGGGGCGTTAACGACGACCCTAACAACGTCTTCCCACTCCGTGCTATAGCGCTGTCCCCGCGTTTCATCATAATGAATCATTTTACATTCCTCACTCCGACAGCGGCGGCACCAAGTAGCCTGATTGGGTCTCCAAGCCGAACAAGTGGCCGGCGTCAGTGAACCAACCTTCCTGCCCTTCGCACTTCTCGCATGGGACGGCCTCCCAGCCGCCGTCTTCCACCAACGCGATGACAAGGGTGGCAAGGGCGTCAGCGACACGGTCAGCGATAGCGCTTGTACGCGCGTTCGCGATTTGCTCACGCCGATAGTCGGGTCCCCAGTCGTTGTAATCGAAGGGAAGGTACTGGCCGTAATCGGGCCTTCCCGCGTGGTCCCAAGCCTGGTAGACCTTGTACAGCGACACGTGGGCGCCGACAGCCTTCCCCACGTACTCGACTACCTCAGCGTCTAACCAATTCCCGTCCGCTATGTCCGCGATGAACTGCGGATCGGGGTTGTCCCCGAGGAATGCCTCGGCTAGTACTTGAACGTAATCGTTCATTTCAGTTCCTTCCGTTGTGGGGTTGTTTTCTCCGTGGCGCTGGGGGACTCGAACCCCCGCCTCCCTACTCCGCGTAGAGCGTGCCCCCTGTTGCACCAAGCGCCAGGCCGTTTGACTAGGACGGCACTCCAAGCCTTCGCATACACTTTCCGGCAATCACGCCGTAACCTTGAAACCACTCGGTTTTCAGCCAGTGGAACAGCGGGCGCTTCACGCATGCGTCGGCCAGATCATCGGTGTCAAAGCATGGTGGTCGACACTCCTATTGCCGCTATCGCGAGGTAGGCTATGGCCAGACTGAACATGATCGATGGCCTAGGCCACCTCCCTTCAAGCACCTTGTTCGTAATGGCGAAGCCTCCCAGGAAAAATGCCAGATAAACAAAGATCATAGTACGCATCCCTTCAGTCAGTGCGCGTGTGTATGTGTTCAGCCGAAGTAGGCGTTTTCGAGGCACTCACGCAAAGCGTCTTCCGCGCTGTCCGCGAAGACGGGCGCGATAGTGCACTCAACAGGGTCTCCGACGGGTCGCACGTAGTAAGCGTTGCCATCCGCCCATCTTGAAAAATCTTCCACCAGACACTCGGTCAGATCGACAGGGTAATCCGCTTTGGGCAGGGCGACCGCGATAAGACGCTCGCATTCGCCTTGTACCCAGCCGATCCACACATGGTAATCCGGGCACAAGCGTGCCCACTCCTTCGTGGAAGGCAGTCGCTTGTTCTCAGCGTGGAAGCCATTGAGCTTGCACATCGCGTCGCAATCGCTGTTGCCTGGATCATTCAGCTGTTCCCCGCGCGGGGCGACCAGGACGCACAACTCGGCGCCGTCCCACATGTCGACGGGATTCTCCGCGCACGTGTCGAAGTCTACTTCGTAAATGTTTCCGCATTCGTCCCGGTACAGCTCGCGTGTTTTCGGCTGTTCGATCTTCGTGATTCTCATTACTCAGTCCTCAGTCCCATACTCGAAAACGCTCATTTCTTGCTGCTTTTCATAAGGTTGTATAGCGACATGTACAGTGACAGCACCGCCGCCGTGCATAGTCCGCCGTCTTCGAAGGAATCGATTGAGTACTCGGTGACCACGTGCCAGCGTACGTAAAGCACAACCACCATGATGATACCGGGCACGATGATGTTGATCCTGTTGCTCATTGCGACCACCTCACGCCCAGACCCGGGCGCGGTCCCATGCTGCGCGGGTACGGCGCATTCGGCGCCGAATCTGACGGCACGCGTGCGCGTCCCGGAGCTGTTCGAGTTCTTTCTCTGTCATTGCAGTTCCCTTCGTTGTGGTTGGGGCGCGCCGTTGTCGGTGCGCTCGTTCCCCGTCCCGGGATCGAACCGGGCTTTATTCACCATTGATACGGGGATGTTCCAGGATCACTCAGTGCGATACGCGAACTTGTACACGTACCGCATGTCCAAAGCGGGCGACACACAGGTAACACGGCAAGGCAAGTACCCTTGTTCGAAGTAGGCGTACTCTCTCCGCTCCCTTTGGAACCGGGTACTGAAGAATCTCCTGAGCTGGGCGGCGTCGAAGTAGAGTTCCTCAATGCCGTGCCTCACTCGGGACCAACGCCCCGACGGAGTGCGGTACTCCGTCCAACGTGTGATTGTGGCGTGCGTGCTGTTCTTGATATTCATTTTAGTTCTCCTTCTTGAACTCATTCACATTGATGTACCAGCTCATAGTCTGTTCGCACTCCCTGTAGAGCGCGCGCCAATCGATATTCCCCACCATTGTCGTCAGGAACCGGCGGACATGGCGTGATGTTGTCGTAGAGTGCTTGAATGTGTTGGTGTAGACGTATACACCGAAACTGCCGTCCGAGTGCTTGATCGCCCGCGCTACCTCGGTCGCGTATGAGTAAACTAGATAGCGCGGCGCGCCTTCGGTGCACCTACAGCCGTGCCATATGATGGTGAAGTTCCTAGCGACCGGCAGAATGGACCGCATACGGCCGTCCTTGATAGCCTGAGCCGCTCTATCGATATCCTCAAGGATTGTCATGATTCATCTACTCTCTGTGTATTCAGTTGTGGCGGGCCAGCTCAAGCCAAACCGGTACCAAGTCATCCAGTCGGTATAGGACCACGTAGTCGCCCTGACTCAGGTGTTCGACAAGGGCGTCGTTGTAGGGCCCGCCCATGCTACCGGCGACAGTGGCGGCCCCCATGAGCCATTGCGAATGGTCCCGTCCGATGCCGGCGACACGTGATCCCGTGAGCTCGAAGGGTCTTCCGTCCTTGTCCATGTCCATCCGCTGAATGCCCTCAGCGGTGACCCGGACGCGCATGACAACGCTTCGGGGCGACAAGCGCACGGGGACCATGGTGTCGCGCCCCGTTGCGCGGTACAGACCGACAGGGGCATCGAACCCAGCCCTCACCCAGTAGTCCCACGTATCGTCCGTGTTCAGAGTACGCAAGTCGAATCCCTCAATAGGCCCGCCCTGCGTGTGCCAGCCAGTAGTGCGCTGGGCGTGGGACACGTACACAGTCTGCCCGTTCTCCGCGTCCTCCCAGCGGGCTATCAGTCCGGGCGCCCACTCGGGCGTGCTCAGGGACCTACCGCCGAACGGATCACTCCCAACGTGGATGATCTTAGCCATCACATTTTCCTTCCATGCTAGGGCTCCCTGTCGGAGTAGGGAGCCCGGTCCCCGGGGCGGGATTCGAACCTGCGCTACGCCGCCCACCATCGGCGGCCCGGGGCAGCCCCTCACTGGGGCTGCGACAGACGATGCACTAGCGACCGCTCATAGGCGATGTACTTGGCGTAGCGGCGCTGGGCGACCCAGCGGTCGCCCGCCTGAATGGCCCGCCACGGGGACCGCCCCGTGCGCGCACGGTACGCCCGCCAATAGCAGGGATCGTGGCGGAACCACATCCTCGACGGGGCGTCCACAACAGCGGCCTGGTATTTCTTGCGCAGGGCGGCCAGCCACGCGCGGGACGCGCTCAGGTCGGCGCGGTACGTCTCAGGGTCACGGCAGTGCGAGGCATTGAGCGCGCGCATGGCGCGACGGTTGAGGGTGCTCATGGTTATTCCTTCGGTTGTTGGGCTTATCAGAGTCCGTAGGCGGATTCGCGCAGTACGCGGGGGATATCCACGTCGGGCCGGTAGCACCACGCGCGTGTGGTGCCATCGTCGACAAGCACAAACAGGCTGCGCGCCAACCGCCACGTGTCGACCTCTCCGGGCCCGCGCCCCGAAGCGGCGACAAGGGCGCGGCAGACAGTGCCCACGTCGGCCAACGTGGTCAGGCGCAGCGAACCGCGCTTGTACTCGGGGCAGTCTTCAGGTGAGTGGTAGATTTTCATAGTGTTTCCTTGTGTCGAAGGGGAAGAAGGAGGGGAAGTGCGGCCCCCGCCTTGCGGGACGGGGGCCGTTGGTGGTCAGGCGGCGGTGAGGTCCGTCAGGGCGTAGCCCGCCGTGACCAAGCGGACCAGGGCCGCTTCGTCTTTGAAGGTGGCCGCCTGGAGCACGCGCCCCGCCCAGCGGAGCGACAAGTCCGCGTCGAATCCGGGCGTCTGGGAGAACCAGGCAACCAGGTCGCCGACCGTGGTCTCGGGGGTGACGCGGATGCTGTTGCGGTTGCGGTTGACGGCGGTGTCGGTGAGGGTGAAAGCGAACATTTTTGCCTCCTGAGGCGTTTCGTTTGGTTGTGCTTTCAGCTTACGCTTTGGACTGCGGAATGTCAAGTCAAGATTTGTGGTCTTGGTCACGGGATCGGAACGAGCTCGAATCCGTAGGCTTCGAGCGCGTACAGGTCCGGGTCAGGGGCCGTGATCGCGTCGACAGCCCGCCACGCCGAGCGCATGGCGTGCGCGACAGGGCATCCGAGCGTCCGGGCGAAGAATTTTTTGATCCTGGAAACCGGCGTGGTCTCGGGATCGATGACGACTTCGTCCGTCATGTCGAAGTCGCGGAGCACGTAACGGCTCATTTCGGTTCCTTCCAGTGGGTTGGTCGGTTGGGTGGTTGTGACAACAGTAGCCCGGCGGGGGATCGAACCCCGCGCGCTCACGGCCCTATTGCCACGTTGTAGCAAGAGGGATGTGTTGGGCGCCCCTTCCAGGGCGGGCCTTCGGCCAGTGCGACAGACCGGCCCATGCCGACGGGCCGCAAGGCGTGCAAGCGCCTTGGTCGCACACGATTCAATTCACAATGCCCGATGGGGCTTGAGCATTCGGATTCAAGGGTACTGGCCCCGCTTCTCAGCGGTCCGGTCGTTGTGGCTGTGGGGGCCGGGACCGGGCTTTCCGCCTTGCCGATGGCTCCAGCGTACTGGGTCGGTCTTCGGAGTGTCAACATGAAACTGTGTGTTCTAGGTCACGCTGACTTTCCGTTGGGATTCCGGGCCCACGGCTTCGACACGGTGGTCTGGAGTGTGTGTGTGCCGCGGGCTGGCACGGGGCTTGTGCGCGCGTAGGCCATCGACACGGTGGCTGGTGGTGGGAGTAGCGGGCAGGAGGGAGGCGGGCCGTTCTCAGCATGCGGACATGGGTTGTGATGTTGCCCATGTTCGTGTCCGGTATATGGACATGGGTTGCGTGTGAGGGTAGGAGTGTGGTATCGGGGGCCGGTTGTTGGTCGTTGGAGGGGGATTGGAGGGCGGGGTGGGGTGCTAGCACCGCCGTTAAGGGGGTCAGAAGGGGTGTAGGAGGCGTTTTCAGGCCGGGGGCAGTGTCCTGGCCTAGGGATGGGGGTAAAAGGCGCTTAGAAGGGCTTAGGGGAAATGACAGGACAATTCAGTAAGGGATTCGGGGCTTTGAAGGTTAGGTGAGCCTAAGCTAGCTAAGGGTTACAGAACAAGTACTACTGTCGAATGCGCGATGCCAGATTTTTTGTATGTAGTATATAAATATGTGTATATAGTGTAGTAAAGATGTGTATATTTAGGGATGTTGTTGTTATAAGCACATTGCATTAGTGATGATATCTACGTAAAGACAAAAATTGTGTTTGTAGCAAGGAAAAACATGTGTTTGTAGCAAGGACAAAGTATTTGTAGCAACAACATTTCGGGGGGTCTTCGCGAGGATTTTTCGCCGGCCTGATTTGTGTTTGTAGCAACAACATTTTGCGGACTTCGAAGGTGAAATTAGTTGAATCTTCAATTTAACTTGTGGCGTGTTGCATAAGTGTGACTTCTGAATGTCAAGAGATACGAAGGGGTCTTGCATAAGTTTTAGGGCGTGTCTCACAAACCAGGTGGAATGAGAACCGGTTGGTATGAGAGTTGTTGGGTGATGGGAGTCACGTTCTAGGTGGGATGGGATTGGGTACGGATGGGGACCGTCCGGTATGGGCTTTTGGGCGGGTCGGGCGGTTGGAGGGGGGGATGCAATGTGATGTTGCACACAGTCGATTTGACAACTAGAAAATCATATGCTATTAGAGGTTGAGGTTGGGAGGGGGTGTCATACCCCATCGTGTATTCTTGCTGCATACCCCCCTTGTGCGTTCCCTTCGCGTATCCCTGATGTGCCACCGCGATCACACTCCACCCCTTGACACTCCTCAACAAGGTGTATTAGTATTAATCCATCAGCCGATGAACAACCAACCACAAGGAGGAATGATGAGCACGGCCTCTGACCAGTACTTGGTCGATTACGAGGAGATCATGGACATGCTGTCCGAGTTGAGGGACACCCCCTTCCCAGCTGTCGAAGCCGAGGTGCTGAACACATCACGCCCGGGTGTCGAGCCCGCATCCGAACAGAACCGCTTCACGACATCCGCCCAGTTCGAACAGAGCACCCCTGTCGGTGCTGTCGTCGTCCTGTCGGACGGCGCTTACCAGAAGACCGCCTGCAACAGGTGGCGGTGCTTGCGCCCTGGCAGGCGCACTGCCTTGTACCTCATGACACTGGACCTCATCGCGGTGCTGCTGCGCTCCGGTCGGCGCGACATCGTGATCGTGCCCCCTGCCACAACCGAATGACTTGACACTCACCAACAAGGTGCATTAATATTAATGCACCACACGACAGAAAGAAGTAATGGCGATGAGAGTGACGAGGGACAAGAACTGCTGGTGCCACACGTGCGGCAGGGCGTTCCACTACCTGGGTATCTCGAACCACAGGCTGGGGCACCGCAACAGGCGCGAGGACTGCACGATCACGTTCACCTACGGGGACACGCATACTTACGAGTACAGCAAGTGGGACGAACGCGGTTGGCAACCAACCGATCAACCAACGAGGAGCAACCGAGCATGACAACGAGTAAACCCGTATTCACCGCCAGCGTCGAACTGGACGACCTTGTCGCGGTGGGCAGGGCCCGGAAGGATCCCTGGCGGTTCCTGGGCGCGATGGCGGCGCCGTTCGCGGGAGAGGACGACGCGCTGGGTGGGGCGCTGTTCAGGCACTTCGATAACGGGGCCGCCCGCTTGGAGGACGACTGCTTCATCGTGATCGCGGGGCGCTGGGCTTACGGCTACTCCGTGTCCGTCGCCCCCGGCCATGTCGAAGCGCGCGTGACAGTCGTACTCCATAGGACCAACAGCTAACCAACAAGGAGGAACAACATGAACAGCGAACGGGGACTTGTCCTCACCGCGCTTCTCACCGCAGCACTGGCCGTGGGCCTGTCGGCCTGTTCGGCAGCCGATGTCGCGTCGAGCAACATCAGCCAGGACAGCGACAATTTCCGCGTCCACAGGCGGGTCGTGTTCGTCAATGGGATCACGGACGAGTACCTGCTGGAGATCGAGGGGCTTTGCTCGATCAAGGACTCTGCTGACGACAACTCGAAGGGGCAGCTGGAGGTGACGTGCAAGGTCGGGGACGACCAGTACAAGAAGCACTTCCTCGGGCTCAGCGACAACGTGACCTACGTCGTCGAGCAGCTGGAGCCGTCCACTGAGGACGTGTACCACTACAAGGTGGTGTTCCGCCCTGAGACGATCCTGCCCGACATCAGTGTCGAGTGACCAACCACAATCAATCACAAGGAGGCAACAATGACAACACCCAGCACTAGGGATATCGAAGCATTGATGTCACGTCTCGAAGAGGCTCTGCCCGTCCCTGACGAACATGGCAGGAGGGCTGTGACGAATGACCAGATCGAGAGGACGAAGGATGCTGTCGAAGAGTTCTTCCAGCCCTTCTTCGACAGCCTGGTCAATAAGGTGGCTGTCGAACTGGACGGGCAAACGAAGATGGTCGATGAGGAGGAGCTGGACGCAATGCCGCTCGGCACGGTTGTCCGGTTCGAGGACTCCTTGTTCGTGAGGTGCACGCGCAACTGGTTGGGACTGAGGTCCGGCTGGAGCCGCACTAATGCCCAAGTCTTCCACATGTTGACAAATGACAACGTGGATGATTCCAAGATCGTGGCGACCATACCGCGTTGACAAACCAACACAACCACTAATCAGAAGGAGACGAATATGATGTCCAACGCCAATAACAGGCTTTTCTTCAACACTAGGTACCAGATCGTGCATTCGGGGGCGTCCAAGGCCCAGAAGAAGCGCGCACTGGAGTTCCTGATGGCGGCCGCGGAGCCCGGCCGCCATGACGCGCTCAGCGTACTGTCACTGATTCCAAGGGTTCTTGAGAGGGATTATGTGCCACTCCTGAGATCATCGGTCAAGCACCGGCTGGTCCGAGCGCTCCTGGAGAACGCGGATGTCGAGGAGGGGCGCGCGAGGCTCCTCGATGATGTCTTGGGGATGGAGGACACCGATGCCGAGGGCATCCTCCGCATTCACGGGTGGGTGCGGGCGCTGCCAGGGGACATGGGCCCCCTGGATTTCTTCGACGCCTGTGTACTGGCCCTGATCGGGATGAAGCCCGCTGTTCTGAATGAGAAGGAGGACGCCGAATGAAGCTGTTGTCCAAATGGGTGTTCGATGGGAGTATCAGCATCGAGCGCGCGGAGGCGGTGCTCTTCGCGCGGATCGACGAGGCACCCCGCAGTGTTCCAGCACTGAGGGACCGTGCGAAGGCGCTTGTGCGCAAGTGCCTGGCCAGTGCGTACGACACGGAGCTCGATCTGTACGTCGAGCTGTTGTCGATCATGAACTGCACCGACACCTCCAAGGCGATGACCAAGTGCGAGTTCGTCGAAGCCGCAGCGCGGCTCGTCATCCAGGGCACGCCCCTGCGGCGGATCAAGGACCTTCTGTGCGGTTACGTGATGCTGCTCACGGCCAGTGAGTTCCCCGACCACAAGGAGGTCATCTGGATGCGCGACGCGATCCGGGGCGTCGAGGCGGAGTACGACCGTGTGGAGTTCTTCGACAGCGTGATGGGCGTGCTGCGATGAGCGGGGAAACCAAGTTGCACGAGAATCCGACCATCTTTTTCAAGGACAGCCCTGTTCCTTTCGAACACTTGGCTGTCGGGACGGTGCTGTCGAATCCCAGGGGCAGGCGATTCATGAAGGTCATGCTCGGGAACCACTCTTATTGGGTGCCGTCCGTGCTCGTTTCCAAGACCGCGTGGACGGACGAGGAGATGCGCGGGATCGCCGAGTACGACTGGGAGGTGTGGCTGTGACGCAGAACAACAACACCCACCGCCCCCAGCGCCAGCACAATGACGACGCGGGATGCGACCTGCGGGTCGCGCGCTCCGGGTTCATCAAGTCCTGCACCACCATGATGGTGCCGACAGGGTACAGCCCGCATGATGGTGACATCCCCGAGGGCAGCGTGGGGCTGGTGTTCGCGCGGTCGTCGCTGCACTTGCGGGGGCTGTCGCTGGCCAACGGCGTCGGCGTCATCGACTCCGGGTATAGGGGCGAGGTGCTCCTCGCTGTGCGCAATGACGTGAAGGTGCCGGTCACCGTCAACGAGGGCGAGAGGGTCGCGCAGATCGTCGTCGTGCCCCTGGACCTGTCGTCGAACCTGTACAACAACAACAACAACAACAACAACAACAACA